AACTCCTCCGATTTAGCGTTTGCGGCGGCGAATTTCGCCTCCATTTCCGTTTGACGTATGTTTAACTGTTCCCGCCACTTTTCGAGCGTCTCGGGCGGGAATACGGGTTTTCTCACCGCCGTAACCGCCTGTTCGTATTCGTGGATTTCCTCGGGCGACATCACGGGGATATACTTTTCGAGTTCGAGAATCGCCTGAACCTGTGCGAACGCCTCCCGTTGGAGCGTGAACAGTTTCCCGATTTCGAGCATTTCTCCGTTCCCGAGGAGCAGCCACCGTGCGCTGATTTCAGGGAGGCGTTCAAGAATCGTAACGAGCGGCGTAATCCCGAAATTCTCTCCTCTCAGGAGTTTCGACAGGTATTGTGGCGTCCACCCCATCAGGGAGGCGAACTCCGTCTGTTTCCCTCCCGTTTTATAGCGGATTATTTCGAGCAGCCTGTTATTCATATTCTCGTTTCTTTATTTACACCGATACAGCGTCCGTCGCTCCCGAACAGGAGGGCGATTTCGTATTTGTCGGACGTCCAAGTATAGATTTCCCCCTGCTCGTTATTCCTGTCAGTTATGTTACAGGATTTCTCAGAACTGAAATTCCCGACGACGGAAACAATCTCGTCGAGGGTTTTCCCTCTCAGGTCTCCGAGTTTCTGAAAGTCTTTTTGGAGCAGAGTGCTTTTCGCTCCGAGGAGACCCGAAACGAAATACCCGACGAAACAGCCTCCGCAGAGACCGTATATTACAGGGAGGAAACTCCCACTCGATGCGGAAATATATCCGCCGACACCAGCCCCGATAAGGGCGAATGCGATTGCTAAAGAATGTTTGTTCATATCGTTAATACTTTGGAATAATTCTTTGAAAGTTCCCGAACCCGATTATCCGACAGCGGCAGAGGTGGCAGCGTCGTCCTGTCGGGCAACTGTTTTTTCTTTTTCCGACAGTTGGGTTTTCAGGAGCGAAATCAGGTCGTCTATCTGTTTGTCTCGGGCTGACAGGCTCTGCGCCTGTGCCTGAATAACCGACCACACGTTCTCGGGGACAAACACCCCGTTTTGCCCGTTCGGGTTATTATTCACGCCTGAAATAAGCAGGTCTCCCTCTCCTGTCAAAATCCAAACTCCGTTTATATTTTCATCAAGCGAACAGAGGCGATTTACGAACTTTTCAGCCAAAGGGACTTTGCCGTTCACTATCTGAGAGAACGATGATTTCCTGTAACCGAGTTTCTCAGCAAGTTCGGTCTCGTTCTCCGCAACCTCCTGAAATATCAGCCAGTTAATTGCTCGTTTAAGTCGTCTTAGTACGTCGTCCATATCGTTAAAAATATATAAAATCGTAACTTTTATCGGATTTATTTTTCTAAAATCCAAACTTTGTTTATATTTGCAACCGGTTTCGGTTTTAACTGCGTACAAAGTTACGAAATAAGAACTAAAATCGGAAATAAACTAATAAGTAAAATAGGAATTTAACACTTAAAAAATTATAGGATTATGGAACAGACACCTGTATTCAAGACCGAATGCCAAGCCGAGCGAGAAAAGCGGGACTTGGCTATCTACGAGGAATGGAACAAACTCGTATCAGTCGAGGGTCAGAGCCGCACTCTCGTAACCGAGTTCCTGATGAAGAAATACAACATTCATTCAGGCGGGACTATCTATGTTATTCGCAAGCGTGTCGAGGCACGTCTGAAATCGGAGGAGGGCAAGAAATGAGTAAACTATCCCCCGAGGCTCAAAAGGCGAAATATCAGTACAACAAAAAGTACGTGGACGCCTATTGGGAGCGGAGAGCGAAACGGACTGAGACGACCGAGGAAAGGAACTCGGGGTGTTCTGTCAGAAAAACCGTCGAGCGTTCCTCCGTCGAGGTTCGTATCTCGTTCCCTGAAATCGACGTTCCGTCTCGTCCGTCTGTCTCTCGGGGCAACAAATCGGACGAGCAGTATATCAAGGCACTCGAAACCTCGAACAAAGTCCTGAACGGGGAGAACAGGCGTCTCGCCCGTCTCCTGAGAAAGTATCAGGAAATCATAGAGGCGGGAGTTCGCTCCGAATTATTGAATCTTAAATCGGAAACGCTATGAAAGTGAATTGGAAAAAAGTCAGGCAGTATTCCCTCCTCTACATCCTGTTCGGGATAGGGTTCTTTGCCTTTATGATTGTTGCGGGAGACGACGACCCGTCGAATCCTCTCCCGTTCGGTCGCTGTCTGGCGATTAAGTCGGTCGCTATGGGCGTTTTGGTCGCCTGTGTGTTCACGGGCAAGTATCTGAACAAACTCGGACTGTTCTCTGAGATTGATTTCGACGAGGACGAGGACGACGAAAATATCTGAGACTATGGGAGAGGAATTTCAGGCAATGACAGAGAAACTCGACAGAATCGAGCGTCTCTCGCTGATAGCGGCGAAACCTATTCTCCTCGTCGAGGAGGCGGCGATTTTCACGGGGTTCAGCGTTCAGCACCTTTACAGGCTGACGAGCGCAAAACAGATACCCCACTACAAGAAAGACCGAAAACTCTATTTCAAGAAATCGGAGTTGGAGGAATGGATGCTCGAACACCGAGTTCAGACGAACGAGGAAATCGAGAGACAGGCTGAACAAATCATTCGACATAAAAGGAGGTAGTTATGGAACAATCAGACAACAAGTCCCCGAAACTCCTGATAAAACGGGCGTTCGAGCGGGGCGAGCGTCTAACGACGCTGACAGGAAATCAAATCGGACATACCGTCGATTTCCGAAAGGTCGTCTCCGAACTGAGAGACGAGGGATTCCAAATCAAAGACTATTGGGAGAAAGCCCCCGACGGTCGGAAATTCAAAATCTATTATCACGAAATGCAAAGCCCGAAGCAGTCAGAGGGCATAACTAAATAACAGTTTATTATGGATAATGAAATTATCGAAATCAAACAGGCAGAGGTAATCTCCGCAATCAACCGAGCAGAGGTCGATATTCAAATCTCGACCGCCAAACAGTACCCGAGAGACCTCCCCCGTGTCCTGAACACTATCGCAACCTATGCGACAATGGACAAAGAGACCGCCGAGGACTGTTTCTACGTCCTCCGTCGCAAGGACAAAGACGGGAACGATTCCGTTATCGAGGGACTGTCAATCCGTATGGCGGAAATCATCGCCTCGGCTTGGGGTAATCTCCGTATTCAGACCCGAATCGTCGGCAACGACGGGCGAATGATAACCGCTCAAGCAATGTGCCACGACCTCGAATCGAACGTCGCCGTCTGTAAGGAGGTCTCCCGCTCAATCGTAACGAAAAAGGGCTACACGTTCTCTCAGGATATGCAAATCGTTACGGGGAACGCAGCCTCCGCAATCGCATTCAGGAACGCCGTCCTGTCAGTTATCCCGAAAGCGGTAACAAAGAAAATCATCAACGAGGTAAAGAACGTCGCCCTCGGTCAGTCGATAGACCTCGAAACGAGCAGACAGAACGTCCTCGCATATTTCAAGAAACTCGGCGTAACTCAGGAGCAGATTTTCCTCTATCTCGGCGTCAAGTCTCTCGACGAAATCGACAAACAGAGGATTTTCGAGCTGCGAGCCACGGCGAACGCAATCAAGGAGGGAACGACGACCGTTCAGGAAACATTCATCAACCCAGAAAAGGAGGCGAAAGCACAGGCGGCAGCGGAGAAGAAAGCCGGGACCGCTCAGGACAGAGCAGCAGCAGCTATCGCTCGTTCAACAGGCGCAGCTGCCATCGAGGTTTCCGAGGGAGAGGTCGTCAATCCTGAAACAGGCGAGGTAATCAAGTCTAAGAAATCATCTAAAAAATAAGTTTATGGAAATCAAAAAAGAAAATGTTCTCGCCGCTTACGAGACAGCCCGAAAAGCGGGTGCAGACAGCACAATGAAAGTTCTCGAATCTCTCTTTGGGGAGGAGACTTTCAAGCCAAAAGACGTTACAGAGCGAATCAAGACGTTCGAGGACGCCTGTCAGGAACTCGGCGAGGAGCATCCGTTTGTCGTCGCATACAGAGCCGTCGAGGACATCGACGAATGCGGAGAGGACATCGAGGCGTATCTGAAACTCCGAATTATCGTTGCAGCCCTGAACGAGGGTTGGACGCCTGAACTCAAAGAGGACGAAATTCTATACTATCCGTGGCATTGGCTCTACACTCAGGACGAAATCGACAATATGGACGAGGACGAGCGAAAGGAACGGCGTATGATGCAGACAGGCGACTATGTCACAGGATATGCGGGTTTCGCCTATGCGCACTCGGATTACGCCCCCTCGAATGCGGGTGCGAACGTCGGCTCTCGCCTTTGCTTAAAGAGCAGCGAACTCGCCTCGTACTGCGGAAAACAATTCATCGGAATATGGGCTGATTTCCGCCTGATACGACGCCGATAAACCGTTCAGGAGGGTAACTCCCCGTCGCCCTCCTGAACTCCCCGTAAAAACGAAATTTAATCAAAATAACAGCAAAATGGAAGAATTAAAACAACACCTCCAAGCCATTCAGAAATGGTAGGACGAGAACAAAGAGAACAGAGCCGCTATCGTCCTTGTAGCGGAAATATCGAACGAGAAAAAGGACAGTTTCGAGCAGAACAATCTGTTCGGGTTGTCGGGTAAGCAACGGACTGTCGTCCGCCTCCTGAAAGACGCTCTCGCAGATCCGAAAATCGCAAGCCTTGTCAAACGAGCAGCAGGAGAACTCGCAATCGAATCATTCATCAAAAAAGTATCAAGCAATGAGTAACACAGTAATACGTCCGAAAGACAGAGCCGAATGGCTCAAAGTGAGAGAATCAGGAATCGGTTCGTCCGAAGTTGCAACGATTATCGGTCTGAACCCGTGGGAAACCCCGTATCAGTTATGGAGACGCAAAATAGGTCTCGACGCTCCAAAACAGGAGAATTTCGCTATGAAAGCGGGACACTATTTGGAGGATGCCGTCGCTCTGTTTTGGCACGACGAGACGGGTCGAGACATCATCAAACGCAGTGCAATAGATTGGATAATCCGAGACGACGAACGTCCGTTCCTGCAGGTCTCTCCCGACAGAACATTTTGGCTCGGAGAGAGCCGTTCTCCGAACGACAAAGGAATCCTCGAGTGCAAGACGACCCAAATGTCAATCGACGCCGACGACATTCCGAAACATTGGTTCTGTCAGGTTCAGTATCAACTCGGAGTTGCGGGTCTCTCGTTCGGCTCTCTCGCTTGGCTCTGTTCAGGTCGGGAGTTCGGCTACAAGGACATCGCCCTCGACCCTGAGTTTTTCGGCTGGCTGATTTCCGAGGTCGAGCGTTTTTGGGTCGATAACATTCAGGGACGGCAGGAACCCGCTGCGACGAACGTAAGCGACGTTCTCCTGAAATACAACCGACACACCGACGGAAAGATTATCGAGACCTCAGAGGAGGTTTTCGACGCCTACAAATCACTGAAAGAAGTCCGACAGGAAATCGACGCTCTCGACGCCCGCAAAACCGAATTGGAGGAGAAAATCAAACTCGCATTCGGAGACGCCGAGGGACTGTCGTTCGGAGGACAGACAATCGCAACGTGGAAAGCCCCGAAAGCCTCGACGAAGTTCGACGCCAAAGCGTTTCAGGCTGCGCATCCTGACCTCGCTCGGGAGTTCACTGTTCCAAGTCAAGGAGCGAGACGATTCCTCCTCAAATAAACGTATAACCTGTTCAGATAACTATTTCGCAGAATGATAACCATATCGAACAAACAGCGGGACGACATCGTCCGATACCTCGACCTCCTCTGTCAGACGTTGGAGGGAGACAGCACACGGATTTTCAACACGAAACGCCTCGCCCGCAAACTGTCGAAAACGCTCGAATCGAAACAGCCTGTCCGAGCCTCCGAATTACATGAACAGTTAAATTTTTCTCGCAAAACGAAGTGATTACGATATAATCGTTATAACTTTGCAATAACCAAATTATAACAGAATGATAACAGATAAAAATATAAATCTCCGTGTATGGGTGGGACTGCCGAAAGACGTCCCGACGTTGCTGTTTAGCGTGGTTAGCCCTAAGCACGGGGATTTTTTCTTTTGATATGATTATACTAAGGGAAAATCAGTCCGAACCGATAGCGAAAGCGATTCAGTTTTTTCATGAGAAAAAGCCGAAACCAAGCCTGATAGTCCTCCCGACAGCGTGGGGAAAATCAATCCTGACAGCGTTTGTCGCAAAGAACACGGACGACCGTCTCCTCGTTCTCCAGCCGTCGAAAGAACTCTTCGAACAGAACTACTGCAAATATATGTCGCTCTGCGGGGATTTCGGGACGAATGCGGGGATTTACTCCGCCTCGTTCGGTCGTCGGGAAATCGCTCAGATAACATACGCCACAATCGGTTCTATCAAGAACCTCGGAGAGACGTTCAAACGATACGGATTCACGAAAATGCTAATCGACGAGGCGCACCTGTATCCTCGGGAGGCTGACAGTATGCTCGGGCGATTCCTGAAAGACAGCGGAATTACCCACGTCCTCGGAATCACGGCGACGCCTGTCAAGTTACAGACGAACCGAGACCGAGACGGACAGACGTTCTCGAAACTCGTTATGCTGACGAGCCGTTCAAAGAAAGGGAATTTCTACAAAGACATTATCCACGTCGGACAGGTTCAGGAAATGGTTCGTCTCGGCTTTTGGTCTCCGCTCCTGTATGAGACCGCATCGTTCGACGACAGTCTCCTCGTTTTCAACTCCTCGAAATCAGAGTACACGGAGGACAGCGTTCAGCGGGCATACGACGCCAACGGAGGAACTCAGGGGATAACAGATACGCTCGACAAACACCCCGAGAGAAAACACGTCCTTGCGTTCGTTCCGTCGGTTCAGGACGCTATCGACCTGTCTCAGCGATACCCGAACTCAGGCGTTATCTACGGCGAGCAGGACAAACGGGAGAGAGAACAGACCGTCGCCCGATTCCGCTCGGGAGAGATACGGGTTCTGTTTAACGTCCGAGTTCTCTCGACGGGTTTCGACTTTACGGGAATCGACTGTATTGTTCTCGGAATCTCGACAGCCTCTATCGCCCTATATTATCAGATTATCGGACGAGGAACTCGAATCGACACTGAGAAACGGGACTGTCTTATTTCAGACCTCGGAGGAAACGTCGAGAGGTTCGGACGGGTCGAGGACATCATTTTCGAGAAAGGTCGTCTGTGGAGAATGTTCGGAACAGGAGGGCGTCTCCTGTCAGGCATACCGATTCACGACATCGGGAAATACAGTCGGGAGGACACTCAGGCGATAGACGCCCAAAAGGTCGCCCCTATCGAGGTTATGCCGTTCGGCAAATATCAGGGAGAGCGCATCGCAAATATCCCTCTGAATTATCGTCAATGGATGATACGTTCGTTCGATTGGAACGCCCGAAACGAGAAACTCCGTCAATCAATCTTAGCAACAATGTAGAACAGGAGGCAATTATGGGACGACCAAAGAATAATTCAGCCGAGTATTTCAGCCACGACGCCGATATGAGAAACGACGTCAAGGTAAAAGCACTGAGGAGACGGTTCAGCCACACGGGATATGCCGTGTGGAACTATATTCTCGAAACCCTGACAGACAGCGAGAATTTCGAGTTGGATTTCCGAGAAGTGAATCGGGAACTCCTCGCCGCCGACTATGAACTCTCGGTCGAGGAACTGACAGAAATCGTCGAATACGCCTGTCGAATCGACCTCCTCCAAATGTCAGAGGACGGGACTGTTCTGTTCTCTGCGGCGCATAAACGCCGTTTCGCTCAACTCTTGGAACGTCGTTCGAAACTCTCTCAGGCGGGAAAGAAAGGAATGGCGAGCCGTTGGAATAACGCTAACGAGGATATAACTCCGAATAAGGAGGTTATAACTCAGGATAGCAAAGAAAAGGAAACTAAAGTAAAGGAGAGTAAAGGAAAGAAAATAGAATATCCTTATCAGGATATAGTCGCCCTGTGGAACTCTGTCTGTTCCTCTCTCCCGAAAATCAAGTCTCTCAACGATAACAGGCGCAACAAAATACGTCTCCGCCTCGCCGAGTTCTCGGACGACAGCAGCCGTTGGCTCTCCGTCTGTCAGGAGTTATTCGAGAGGATTCAGGCGTCGAAATTCCTCTGCGGAGGAAACAACTCAGGCTGGACGGCATCGTTCGACTGGGTTTTCGAGAACTCGAAAAATTGGCTGAAAATCGTCGAGGGTAACTACGACAACGACCGAGGCTCTCGTTCTGCGGCGAATAGAGGCTCTCTGACGGGCGTAAATCTCGGAGTGGGAGAACGAATCGACGAGGAGACAGGACGCCGCACATACGGCTCAGGACGAGCCACAATCCCGAACGACGCTCCGCCCCGTCCGTCCGAGAAACACGCTTGGGACGAGAAAACGCATAATTGGATTCTGCTATGAGATTGAATTGGGAAAAATACGGAATATCCGCCCCGTTCGGAACGAGGTCGGGAAACAAAAAGGTTTTCTGCCCTCAATGCCACGACGAACGTCGGGACAAACGGGACAAAAGCCTGTCGATAAATCTTGCGACGGGCGAGTTTCATTGCCACTACTGCGGTTTTTCAGGCTGCGCCGCCGAAAAGGAATCGTGGGAACGGGAGGAGCGTCCGTGGCATAACTACGCCCCCATCAAGCGACAGAAGCCGACATACAAGAAACCGACGCCCCGCCCTGTCTCTCCGATTTCAGCGAAAGCCCTTGCGTGGTTCGCCTCCCGAGGAATCTCGGAACAGACGCTCCGAGAAATGAAAGTAACGGAGGGACAGGAGTGGATGCCTCAGAAGAACGGACAGGCGAATACGGTTCAGTTCAACTACTACCGAGACGGCGTCCTCCTGAACACGAAATTCAGGACGGGCGACAAATGTTTCAAACTCTGTTCAGGAGCGGAACTCCTTCCGTATAACATCGACGGGATAAAAGGGCAGAAAGAATGTATCATCACGGAGGGCGAAATGGACGCCCTGTCGTTCTATGAGTGCGGTCGCCACGACGTCGTCTCCGTCCCGAACGGGGCGAACGCAAACCTCGACTATCTCGACGATTATATCGAGGACTATTTCGACGACAAAGAGACGATTTTCATAGCCTCCGACACCGATACCAAAGGCGTCCTCCTGAGAGACGAACTCGTCCGTCGTTTCGGGGCTGAACGCTGTCGAATCCTCGAATACGGGGAGGGATGCAAGGACGCAAACGAACACCTGCAGAAGTTCGGAAAAGCGAACCTCCTGAAATGTCTCGAATCCGCTCCCGAAATCAAATTGGAGGGTATTTTCACGGTCTCCGATTTTGAATCCTCCCTCGACGCCCTGTTCGAGAACGGTATGCAGAAAGGCGTTACAATCGGACACGAATGTTTCGACCGTCTCCTGTCGTTTGAGACGAAACGTCTCTGTATCGTAACGGGAATCCCTGGCAGCGGAAAATCCGAGTTCATCGACGAGATAGCCGAGCGGCTCAATATCCGTTACGGTTGGAGGTTCGCCTATTTCAGCCCTGAGAACGCCCCTCTCGCCTATCACGCCTCGAAATTGATAGAGAAGTTCACGGGCAAGAAGTTCGACAAACAACACCTGACATACGGCGAATACAGACAGGTCAAAGACCACCTCGAACAGAATTTCTATTTCATATCCCCGTCGGAGAATTTCCAAGTCGATACGATTCTTGACAGGGCAAAATACCTCGTCCGCCGACGGGGAATCAAGGCTCTCGTAATCGACCCATACAACAGGCTCGAATCGACGAGAGGAAAACTCAACGAGACCGAGTATATCTCGGAACTCCTCGACAAACTGACGAATTTCGCTCAGATAAACGATATTTTGATAATCCTGATGGCTCACCCGACGAAAATGCAGAAGAACAAGGACGGCGAGCCTGAGATTCCGAGCCTCTATGATATAAGCGGATCTGCGAATTTCTACAACAAAGCGGATTTCGGAATCGTCGTACACAGAAACCGTCTCGACAACACGGTCGAGGTGTACGTCAAGAAAGTAAAATTCAGACACCTCGGAGAGTGCGGAATGGCTCTTTTCAAATACAACCTGAACAACGGTCGATACGTCCCGTACACGAACGGAATCGAGCCTGTTTGGGACAATGACAACCACATACAGAAAGAACTCCTCAGACGGGCGCAGGAGGCTGAACAGGCGGCGACGTTCAATTTCGACGACGACCTCCCGTTCGGCGGAAACGAGGACGAGGAGGACTGTCCGTTCTGATAACAAGATTATAACAACCTTATAACAGCGATATGGATTTAGCAACATTAAGAGAGAGACAGGGGTGGAAACTCGAACAGAAAATCGACCACGCCGTCGGAGCGGTCGAACAGTTCAAAGCGAGAACAGGACGTCCGCTCTATGTCTCTTTCTCAGGAGGAAAAGACAGCACGGTTTTACTCGACCTTTGTCGTCGATTCCTCGACCCTGAACAGAAAGCGGTTTTCAATAATACGGGGAACGAATATCCCGAAATTATTCGGTTTGTCAGAGACACACCGAACGTAACAATCATATCCCCGAGAATCCCCGTCCGTCGAATCATAGAGGAGCAGGGATTCCCTCTAATCAGTAAGGAGCAGGCCTGTTATATCAGGGAGGCGAAAACGACCAAATCGGCGAAACTTCTCGACATACGTCTGAACGGCTCTCCTCTCTCAAAAGGACGAAAGGTCGGAAAAATATCGGAGCGTTGGAAATTCCTCATCGGCGAACCATTTATGATTTCCGAGAGATGCTGCGATATACTGAAAAAACGTCCATTCCGAATTTATGAAAAGGAAACAGGGGAACTCCCGATTCTCGGAATTATGGCAGGGGAATCACGAATCAGACAGGAGGCGTATATTAAGCGAGGCGGGTGTAATTCTTTCAATCCAGACCACCTCTCCTGTAACCCGCTTCCAATATGGACGGAGGAGGATATTTGGTCGTACATTCGGCGATTTAACGTCCCATATTGTCAGATATACGACGAGAGGGGCTGTAACCGAACGGGCTGTATGTTCTGCGGGTTCGGAGCGCATATCGAAAAAGAATCAAGGTTCGACCTCGTATTCCGCCTTCACCCGAAAATGTATCAGACAGTTATGGGGTATCAAAATAACGGAATAACGTACAGGGACGCTCTCCACAAATGCGGAATCAGCCTCCCCGACGACCCGAAAGAACCGACACTGTTCGACATTCTCGACGAGTTCTAAAAATCAGCAAATTAAATTATTCAATTTATGAAAACGTATGTAATAATTCTGTCGGAAAAGTTTCCGACGACACACCCGAGAAAGGGACAGGAGACAGAGTTCGGGCGTTCGTTCCTGAACGGAAAGAAAATCCACACGATACGGGGGAACTTCTCTCTGTGGGAGAAAAGAATCGCTCAGATACAGAAAGGAGAGGCGGTTCTGTCTGTCAGACAATGGACGGGGAAACCGTATCAGAGTAAGCAGGTTGAAATCGCTCGACTTACAGCCGAGGACGGCGTCGGGATTCAGGAACTCAAACTGACAGACCTGTCGAGACCGACGACTATAAACGGGCAGCGGATAGAACTCCCGTTGCTTGCTCAGAACGACGGTCTCAGTTTTAACGATTGGTTCAATTGGTTTATAGGCTATGACCTCTCGAAACCTCTCGCAATTATTCACTTTACAAAATTCAGATATTGAAATGGAAACAGGACACAAAAAAGAGTTCCTCGATATGATTCAGAGGAAAGGAGAGCGGGTTTTCGACAACCTGTCAGACGTCGTTCAGAACCCCGAACGAGACCTCCACAAAGGACAGATAGTCTCGTTCACGAACAAATACGGAGTAACATTCAAGAACCTCGAAATACTCGGGTTCTGCGAGCCGTTGGACGGTCGATGCGTCTATCTCGACAAATCCTCCTATTGGTTCCCCGCTCGTCCCGAGGAACTGACAGTTCAGGAGAACGGAAAGGAGGGCGAGGAATGAAACAGCAGCAGAGAATCCCTGTCGAAGTTATCAGGGAAAGAGTACGAGAACTTTCCAAACAGGCGTCGGAGGAGTTCGGAATTAACGTTCTTTCGGTTCGGCTCTCTCGAAACGACGACGGACAGATTACCGACATCGCTCTCAGTTATGAAGAACGGGACGATTCAGAGACGGAGGGCGGAGTATGATGCGATTCTTTGAAAGACTGAAAGAGAGCCTCCGAGAACTGAGAGAGGAACTCGAACAAACGACCGAGGCTATCGAGCGTTTAGGACGCCACCTCGAATCCCTGAACAGACCGTCCAGACACGACAGGAGGTTTCCTCCGTACAGGAAGAAACTCAACCCGAGGGGACACGTCCGACCGATTTTTTGGCACAGAATCAGGTCGAACCCTCACAGAAGAAGAAAGCCACATTAGGGGCTGAAAATCAGAGAACGCAAATAAAATGAACAATAATCGGAAACAAAATCGTAAAAATTATGGCAACAAATTTCGGAATTAAAATCGACCTCCTCAAACTGAAAGGAGCGTTTATGCGAAACCTCAAAGGACAGACGGCGACGAAACGCTGCCTGATTATTCCTGTCGATGAATGCGACGGGATATTCCTCGGAGAAAAGGGCTGTTACCTGAACCTAACAGCAATCGAGATGCAGAACCCACAGTTCAGCGACACTCACTGTATCAAACCTGACATACCGAAAGAACAGCGGGAGGCTATGACACCCGAGGAACAGAAAGCAGTTCCCATTATCGGCGGTCTCCACGCTATCGAGGTAAAGCAGCAGACAATGAACGTAAGCGGGACACTCGGACAGGAGGCGTTCTCGGAGAACGACGACGACCTCCCGTTCTAACATCAGGCAACAATCTCGGACGGCGTCCGTCTCTCAGAATCGGGGGTTCACTGCCCCCGATTTCCTGTACGAGCCATTTGCGCCTCCACAATCAACGTAAATTTTATGAATAACGGATTACACCAAAAGAAAACTAAAAGCGCACAGAAACGAAATGCGCAAAAAATAACTGACCTGTTTACCGTCCTTTGTCGTTCAGACCTGAATGTGGATTGCGTCAAGGAGTTCAAGTTCCACCCGAAACGTCGGTGGCGGTTTGATTATGCAATCCCCGAATACCGCATCGCCTTAGAGGTCGAGGGCGGCGTATGGACGGGAGGACGACACACACGCCCGCAGGGATTCCTCGGCGACATCGAGAAATACAATACTGCCACGCTTATGGGCTGGAGAGTGTTCAGAACGACACCCGACGACCTCCTAAGAACGGCTACCCTGAATTTGCTAAAATCGGCTATTTCGGGCGATTTTGACCACGAAAGCGGCTCTTTTTTGCCTTAAATGTGATTATATTATAATCATTTCACTACCTTTGTAGTCTGAAATACAAAACGATGAAACAATGAAAACAGAACTCGTAAAACTCTCTCAGGTTCAAATAAACGCATCGAATCCCCGAACAATATCTCAGGAGAAGTTCGACAAACTGATTCAGAGTATTCTGATTCTCCCGAAAATGCTGAAACTCCGTCCTGTCGTTACGGACGATACCCTCGTCGTCCTCGGCGGGAATATGCGTCTCCGTGCGCTGACCGCTATCGCTGAAATGTCCCCCGCTGAAATAAACATCGCTCTCGGGAAATGCAGCGGGTATGCACAGAAAACGGATGCGGAACGAGAGAATCTGCGGAACTATTGGCGGGATTGGGTTCAAAATCCGACCGTCGAGATAGTAAGGGCGTCGGAACTCTCAGAGGAGGAGCGACGAGAGTTCATTATCAAAGACAACGTGGGTTACGGTGAATGGGATATGGATATGCTCGGGAACGAGTGGAACGAACAGGAACTCGTCGATTGGGGTCTCGATATACCGTGGGAGAAATCCTCCGACAGCAGCTCTCAGGGAGGAGACGGAGAAAGCGGCGGAGACCAGAACGACCACCTGTCCCTGAACGAACAGTTCGTCGTCCCTCCGTTCTCGATTCTCGACACCCGCCGAGGATATTGGCAGGAGAGAAAGAAACAGTGGTATTCCCTGATAGGCGATATGGGCGACAGCAGAAACGACACCCTCGTAACGTCGCTCGAAATGAAATACAAAGACCTCTATCAGAAGTCGAAGCACAAGAGAAAGGAACTCGGCGTCTCGTTCAGAGAATACGTCGAGAAGTACGCCACGAAAGAGGAACTCGAACGGGAACAGGGAAAAATCGTCGCTCAGGGCGTCTCAATCCTCGACCCTGTTATGGCGGAACTCGTCTGCCGTTGGTTCGGTCGGGAGGGTTGCAAGACGTTCGACTGTTTTGCGGGCGATACCGTGTTCGGATATGTCTCTGCGTATCTCGGCAACGAGTTCACGGGAATAGAACTCCGACCCGAACAGGCTCAACTCAACAACGAGCGAGTTGCGGGAATGTCCGCACGATATATCAACGACGACGGACAGAACGTCGGGGAACACCTCGAACCCGAGAGCCAAGACCTCCTGTTCTCCTGTCCTCCGTATTTCGACCTCGAAAAATACTCAGACCTCCCGAACGACGCCTCGAATCAGGGAACCTACGAGGAGTTTATCGAGATTATCAGGAACGCATTCACGGCGGCGATTGGCTGTCTCAAACAGAACAGTTTCGCCGTAATCTGCGTGGGAGACGTCCGAGACCGAAAGACAGGCGCATATTACGATTTCGTCGGCGACGTGAAACAGATATTCAAGGACGGAGGAATGATTCTGTATAACGACATCGTCCTGATAGAAATCGGGGCGACAGCCGCTATCCGTGCCGCCCGATATATGGAGACGAGAAAGGTCGTCAAGATGCACCAAAACGTCCTCGTATTCTACAAGGGCAACCCGAAAGACATCAAACAGAACTACAAAAAGATTGAGTATGCAAGCGAAGATTTGGAATTTTTCCGAGTGGATTCAGGAAACGAATCCGACGGAACTAAGGAGACGGTTTGATGCGATTCTCAGGCGTTCTGGATTCAACGTCTTGGACGTCCTCGAACATCATTTCGAGCCGCAGGGATATACCGCCCTGTGGCTGTTATCGGAGAGCCATTTCGCCGTCCACACGTTCCCTGAGTTCGGCAGGACGTATATCGAACTGTCCTCCTGTAATCTCGACTATTATCAAGAATTTCTAAAAATAACTGAAACGCTATGAGTGCAGCACAGAACCAAAAACGAAATCAGGTCAAACTCGCCCGTCTCGAAATTGTAGCTAAACTCTACAAAAGGGGTTACAGCATCCGCAAAATCAGGGACGAGGTTATGCGTCGGCTCGACCTCCCGACATACTCTCTACAAACAGTCCACAAGGACGTCCGAACCCTCCTCGACGAATGGCGGGAATCCCGTCTCGACGACTTGGACGACGCTCTCGAACTCGAACTCCAAAGAATCGACGACACCGTTCGGGAACTGTGGGAACAGTGGGAGAAATCGAAAACCGATTACAGCAAGACCGAGAGCAAACAGAAAGGCTCTCCGAGCCGAGACAAGGACACGGGACAGACGACTATCAGGACGTTCCAAACGGAGCGCAAGGAAACGGAGGTCGTCTCTCTCGGCAATCCCGCATATATCTCAGAAATCAGACAGCAGCTCGCAGAGCGTCGAAAACTCCTCGGACTGTATGCCCCCGAGAAAAAAGACGTTCAGGGCGGAATCTCGTTCGCCTCGTTCCTTATGGAGAGTGGAGCGTTGGACGATGCGGAGCGGAGTATAAACGAAAACACACTCGTTTAGCCTCCTGCGAGCCTCTATGTGCGACTTTTGAGGCTCGGACGTGTAATTTATCCATTTTGAAAACAAAACGCAACAGCGGTCAAATAAACAGGTAAATTCCCGATATGTCAAGAAAAGACGAAATACTGCGACGGAAAGGGGTCGAACTCCTGAACTCTTGGAGGGCGGATTGGAACAAATTCGTCCGAGAGGCTCTCGGCGTTACCCTCGACCGTGAACAGCAGGCTATCCTCGAATCGGTTCAATTCAACCCGAGGACGTCTGTCGCATCAGGCACAGCGAGAGGTAAGGATTTCGTCGCTGCTTGTGCCGCTGTCTCGTTCCTATATCTGACACCTCGTTGGAACACCCGTCAGGAACTCGTCGAGAATACGAAAGTCGCTCTAACAGCCCCGACAGAACGACAGGTAAAGAACATTATGCTCCCAGAGGTCTCCCGTCTCTACAATCGAGCGAAACAGCGGGGAATCATTCTGCCAGGGCGTCTGAACTCCTCGGACATCAGAACGGACAACGCCGAATGGTTTCTGACAGGATTCAAGGCGGACAACAACAACCACGAGGCGTGGTCGGGATTTCACGCCGCCCACACTATGTTTGTCGTAACGGAGGCGTCGGGTATCGGCGAGGACGTGTTCTCGGCTATCGAGGGAAACCTGCAAGGCGACAGCCGTATTCTAATCGTGTTCAACCCGAATACCCCTGTCGGCTATGCCGCCCGCTCTCAAAAGGGAGACCGTTGGGCGAAATTCCGTCTGAACAGTCTGACAGCCCCGAACGTCCTCCAACGTCGCAACGTGATAACGGGACAGGTCGATTACGACTGGGTCAAAGACAAACTCGAACAATGGGCGACACCTATTTCCGAGGGGGACGTCTCCGAGGAACTCGACGATTTCCTGTTCGAGGGACAGTGGTATCGCCCCGAGGATTTATTCCGAGTGAAAGTCCTCGGAAAGTCCCCGAAGATTGGAGACGACGTCCTGATTCCTCCTCAGTGGATAGAACTCGCACAGGAACGCTGGGCGGCTGTCAATGGTCGGGAGGTTCTCTCGAAAGAGCCTCGAATCCTCGGCGTGGACGTTGCGGGTATGGGACGAGACAGCACGGTTTTCTGCGAGCGAAAGGGACGGTGGGTCGCTCCGTTCATCGCTCGGAACTCAGGAGGAGCAGCCGACCACATGAAGGTGGCAGGAGACGTCGTCGCACATCGACGGAGAGAGCCTCAGATGCTCGTCTCTATCGACACAATCGGAGAGGGAGCGGGCGTCTATTCCCGTTGCCTCGAACTCGACGACAGCGGCTATTTCATTTCCTGTAAGTTCTCCGAGGGAACGAAACGGGGAGAACGGGAACTGACAGACGTAACAGGAGAATACAGGTTCGCCAACCTCCGAGCATATCTCTTTTGGGCTGTCCGTGATTGGCTGAACCCGAAAAATAATACAGGGGCTATGCTCCCGCCCGATTCCAAATTCTTTGAGGAGGCGACGGAAATTCGGTGGTGGTTTCGCTCCGACGGTCGAATCATTATCGAGCCGAAAGACGACATCAAAAAACGCCTCGGGAGCTCTCCTGATAAGTTCGACGCCCTCGCAAATACATTCTACCCGATACGAGCCGTCGGACAGAATATCGACCTGAACAGGCTCTCCCGAATGGTTTAACATCAAAAAGCAAAAGAGTATGACAATCGAAGAAATTTTGAACTCGACGGAACTCTCGGCGGCGGAGAAAGTCGCTGCCCTGAAAGAGAAACTAATCTCCGTTCCGAAATGGTGCGGTCGAGGAGGTCTGCAGGAACAGTTCGACCCGACGAAACACCCCGTAATGAACAAACAGAAATACCCCGACGAAGTAACGGAGGACGGCGTTCAGCCTGTCAGCCGTGTAACGGTAGATCTGCCTCGCCTCGCCGTCAAGCGTATGACGGAACTCTGCTGCGGAATCCCCGTCAAACGAGTTTACAAGCCTGAGAACGACACTCAGAAAGAAATCGCCAAGTTTATGGAGGCGATATTCGACAGAAATCGCATCGACAGCGTGAACGTGGAGCGTCTGAATATGTTATTCGGCGGCTGCGAGGTTCTTACGCTGTGGTATGCGGTCGAACAGCGGAACTCGATTTACGGGTTCGATAGCCCCCTGAAACTCCGCTGTCGAAATTTCTCTCCTATGCTCGGGGACGACATCTATCCCCTGTTCGACGAGTACGGGGATATGACAGCCGTTTCAATCGGCTACACCCGAAAGGTCGGGAGGAAATCCGTTCAGTTCCTCGACGCATACACAGCCACGAAGCACATCAAGTTCTCGAACGCAAACGGAGAATGGGAGGAGGTCGAGAACGAGGATATTACCGTCGGGAAAATCCCCGCCATTTACACCTATCGCCCGACGCCGATTTGGGAGAACACCGCCGAGAGTATCGTCTATGAAATTGAATGGGCGTTATCCCGAAACGGAAACTATCTCCGCAAGAACTCGAAACCCGTTTTCATCGTGTTTGCCGACAGCGTTATCAAGTACGGCGACGAGAAAAGCGAGAACAAAGAGTTCAAGGCGGTTATGCAGTACCCGAAAGGCTCGACGGCTCAGTATGTAACGTGGGAACAGGCTGTCGAGAACCTGAAATTCTATGTAAACGAACTCCGTTCCCTGTTCTTTACTCAGTTGCAGCTGCCCGATTGGTCTTACGAGAAAATGTCGCAACAGGCTCTGTCAGGTGAGAGCCGCAAGCAACTTTTCATCGACGCCCAAATGAAAGTTCACGACGAGAGCGGACGTCTCCTCGAATTTTTCGACAGGGAGGTAAACGTCGTGAAAGCGTTCCTCAAAACTATGCTTCCCGAGCGTTACCACAAGGACATCGACGAACTCAGGGTCGAGAATCAGATTACCCCGTTCTCGATTACAGACCGCAAGGAAAACGTCGATATGCTTATGGCAGCGAACGGAGGCAAGGCGATTATGTCTCAGCGAGAGAGTATCGAGGAGTTCGGACATTCAGACAACGTGGACGAAACCCTGAAAGAAATCGCAGAGGAGGACAAAATCGACGCATTCGATATGACAGAATAACGGAGGGCGGCGTATGGGAAAGATATATTCAAGACCACGACAGGCGGCGAAACGACAGACAGAATCGCAGTATAAATGCCGAGACTGTCGCCACTCATACGATTGGCACAGCAAGGCTCTCGACGGGCATCTGATTCTCTGTCGCTGTCCGCACGACGTCAAGTCGGAACACGGGCGGTGGTGCAAATTCCTGTCCGACGCCGCCTGTCCTCAATTCGAGAAAAGAGATGGCGAAAAAGAATAAATACGACAGACAACACCTCCGAAACCTGTCCGTCTATGAACTCCGCATCGACAGAATCTATCAGGAGGCTATTCGGGAGGCTGCGGCTATCGGAGCGAAAATCGGCTCTGTTCGAGGCGACGGGATTTTCTCTTTCAGTGATTATCCCGCCACTCGGACGAGGGTCGAGCGTCTTATGCAGAACCTCAAAAACAGGATGCAAGCCGTCGTCGTGAACGGAATCGACGCCGAATGGACGCTCTCTAACAACAAGAACAGCGAACTCGCCCGACAGGTATTCGGTAAGAACGTCGGGAGGCTCTCTCAGTCTCAATACAGGCGTTATTTCTCGACGAACGACGCCGCCCGTGTTGCGTTCCAAGCACGACGGGTCGGAGGTTTGAGCCTCTCTGACAGGGTTTGGAATTATACGAGACAGTTCAAAGAGGAAATCGAACTCGGTCTCGACGTCGGAATACGCAGCGGACGCTCGGCGGAGGAAATGTCCCGAGACCTGAGAGATTACCTCAAACACCCCGACAAACTGTTCCGACGGGTTCGGGACGAACACGGAATCCTGCAACTGTCGAAACGGGCGTCGGAGTTCCACCCTGGGCAGGGGGTCTATCGCTCCTCGTACAGGAACGCCCGACGGCTCGCCTCGACGGAGTCCAATATCGCTTACAGGACATCAGACCAAGAGCGGTGGAAACAGTTCGATTTCGTCGTCGGAATCGAGGTTCGCCTGTCAAACAACCACACCTGCCTCGGGCGGGACGGAAAGCCCCACGAGTTCCACGACATCTGCGACGAACTCGCAGGACGCTATCCGAAAGATTTCAAGTTTACAGGCTGGCACCCGCATTGTCGCTGCCACGCCGTCTCAATCCTGAAAACTCAGGCGGAAATCGCCGAGGACACCCGTCGAATACTGAACGGAGAACAGCCGTTGGATTACAGGACGAGCGAGAACTATGTCCCCGACGTCCCAAAGGATTTCAACGGTTGGATAGACAGCAACAAAGAGCGGGCAAAGGGTTGGACGTCAATGCCGTATTTTGTCAAGGACAACCCTCAGTACGTCTCAGGGTTCGAGGTCGATACCTATTCGGCGGACGAGAGGAAATTCACTCGGGCGACGAGCGTCTCTCCCGCTATGGCTGAGAGCCTCGGGACATACCTCGCAAGCCGTTACCCTGAAATCCCGAACACGGAGAAAGCCGCCCTATTCCACTACACCCGAGGAGACACGTCGGCGTATCGTCGCCTGAACAACGAACTCAGGAAAGGAAATCCATCGGAGTTTAATCGTGCGTTTTCGTCCCTCCTGTCGAAAGCCCTCGACAAAATCGAGCCTGTTCAGGAGACCGTCTATCGAACTGTCAGACTAAACAAAACGAACCTCCGAGCGTGGGTCAATCAGGCGGAGGGACAGGCGGAGACCACGTTCAAAGGATTCACCTCGACGAGCCTCGAACGGTCTGTAATCGAGAATATGATTCAGGCTAAATCAGGAGGACGTAAAAACAACGAATCGGACGTCCTACTCGTTATTCAAAGCAAGTCAGGGCGACCGATTCAGGATTTCTCTCAGTTCGGAGGACGGTTCTCAGGACGACAGAATCAGAGGGAGGTTCTTTTCGACAAAGGACTGAAAGTCCGTTTCGAGAGGGTCGTTCAGGAGGGAGACCGTTTCGTTTTCTATCTCTCAGAGGTTTAGTCGTCTGTCTCCTCCTCGACATTCCCTCCCGTCGGGTCGTCGGAGACACGCTCTGCGAAACCGTCGTCGAACATTTCTCGGCGGTGGTTCTTTTCATCTGTCGGGAGGGCGTTCCATTCCGCCTCCTCCTGTGCGTCTCGGGCTTTTGCCCGTTCCCACATTTCGTCGAACTCTTTGTCTGTTATTGCCATAGTGCTGCAAAATTAAGTTATTTTCTGCGAATTTCGTCTATGTGGCGACTACTTTTCGTCTTGCTGTAAGTTATCGCATTGTTGATTTGCGTCGATTTGCGGGGCGTTTCTGCGCTTTTTCCGCATTATCGGCTCTTTCGTTATCTGACAGAGCCTCCCGACATACTCGTTACCCTGTGCGACGCCGATATTCCAAAGACGGGAGACCCGACACCCGATTTGCTCGTGGCTGAACACCTCGTAAATGGCAGAGAGCGAGTGAAAGAAAAACTCCTGTCTCTCGTCTCCTGACAGGGGCGGTTCTGAGAACGACACCCTGTAAATAAACTCCTGTTTCTCGTTCATCGCTCAATCAGTTTGCAGTATGTATTGTCGTTCAGGTTCTCTCTCAGAGCGGCTATCGCCCAAAGTCGTCGAATGTCCTCTGGAGTGAGATTCAGTTCCTCGTCGGGGTCGTCGTCCGACCGTTCACTGAACAGCCTATGTTTCGAGCAATAAGCCTGAAACAGAATGTCCATTTGGCTCTCAACATCCCGTTGGAAATTCTGTTTGTGCCACTCGAACAGAGAGGAAATCTCGGCGTATTGATAGGCTGTCATTTCGACGGAAATCGCCGAACGGCTCTCCCGATAATACGACATACTTTTCTCGCCTGTAACCCTCGAATAGCACTGCATAAAGATATTCATATCAATTTTGTGGCGACCGATTTCAAACCGATACCGTTTCCGCTCCTCGACGTTCAGAATCTCGTCGATGCTTACGCCGTGTTCTCGGCAGATCTGCTCCATAAGCCGACGAGCGTTCTCCGCCTCTCCTCCGACACCTCTCTCAGCGAGGGCGGCGAGTTTGCGGAGTTTCGCTTTCAGGCTCTCGTATTTCTCGTCCTCTTTCATCGTTCAACCTCCTCGAATAAGTGATAAACCAAACGACCTCCAAAGAGTTGGAAAGTCCCGACAAATTTCAGGAGGTAATCTCCCTCGATAGGATGCCCTGTTCCATAGAGACGGAACTGTCTCGGCTCTGATTTCGCCGAGGGATTCACGCAAGCCCAAATATACGGACTGCCGTCCTGAACCTGAACAGAGAGAACCTGCGCTCCCTGTGGGAGGTCTATCGTCTGAACGTCGTCTATTCTGACGGGGTATTTATAAATCCGTTTCATACCTCGCCCTCCTCTCGTCTGTTTACGACCGTCGTTCCGTGCGTCTGAACGTCCCAGTCTGAGACGTGTTCGTCCTGAACCTCGACCTGTCCGATAATCGCTCCGACGCTTTTCTCGACGATTTCCTCTGCCTCCTGTCTGCTGTGCGCCTCAACCTCGAAACGCCCGCTGAACGAGATTCTCGCTCTGATTTTGAATTTCTTTCGTGCCATATCTGTTTTGATTTTTTATGCCTGAACATTCAGGCGACCGACATACTCTCGTTAGAGAGTTATATATATTTTCCTTTCTTTTACTTTACTTTTCTTTACTTTACTATGTTATTTCGTGTTATAAGGTGGTTATGCTCGGGTTATAACCTCGTTATAATACGGAAAGATGGAACGAACCCTCCGTCCTCTGAATCGAGCGGCGGAGGGCTGTCCCGTGTCTCCTTTAGGCGAGTTTTACTCGGTTCAGGAGGTTGCCCGAAATCTCGTGGAGTTCTCGACTGCGTTCAGGCGACAGTTCTCGGGCGTGTGCCGTGATAGCCTGAGTAAGTTTCCAAAGGGTCGAGCCTCCCTGAACGCCGTCCTCGGGGTCGTTGCGCATCAGGATTTTTTCGACCTCTTTCCCCTCCTGTTTCAGGAGAGAGCCTCCCTGAGTGAGACGGCGGATTTCGTGTTCCATATCGACCTCAATCTCGGACGCTCCCTGAATCTCGTATGCCTTACGTTCGAGGGTCTCTCGGCTGAACAGACCTTTGGTCAGGTCTCGGACGGCTGAGACGGTGGTCTGTGTGTCGAGTTCGTATGTCTTTTGACTTAGGGCGATAGTATCAGGCAGCTTGCTCCCGAGGTGTACGGTTTTCATTACGCTCTCTCGAACCATACCGTTCAGGCAAGCCCCGTTCAGGAGGAACGCTCGCATATCGACCGCCCCGTCTCCGTAGTCAGAGGTCGAGAACCTCGCTCCAGCAAAGATTACGACGTCTCCGTTCTTGGCTGTCGGAACGACGAGAGGCTGCGGGAGAATCGTTTCCGCCCATACTTTCGTATCGTTCATATAGGCGTCCGAGATAACCGCTCCCTGCGACGCTGCCTCCTGAACGAACGCTGTCAGAATCTCGACGGAGTTCAGGCGACGGTAACTGTCGGAGAGGACGCCTCGAACCTGAGTTCCGACGGTGCGGACGAGGACACGGCTGCGCTGCGTCCAGCCTGAGTGTTCGTTCAGGACTGTTGCTGCGAGGTTTCTTGCCCAAGCGTCCCCCGAGGCGAGTTGGCGGAGATAACGCTGCGGAACGCCGAGACGGTCGGCGAGTTGTCCGATTGCGTTATCGTGGAGGGAGAACGCTCCGTCGGGCATATTCATCGACAGGCGGTTTCCCTGTCCGTCGAAAGTGATAACAGGGGCGTGGTCGTTCTGTTTCAGGTTCACGCCGAGCGGGGCGATATAGTCCTGAGCGATTTTGCCCTCGTTTACGAGGCGTTCCATTGTTGCCTGAACGCCGACTGCCTTGCCGTCAATCATTCGCTGTACTTTGTTGATTACGACCTGATTCAGACCCTCTTGGTGGGTCATTGGAGTTGCTGTTAGAGTTTCCATTTTCTTTCTGTTTTATTGAGTTATTGAATAATTTGTCAAATAGTCCTGTGCCTCCTGTTCGAGTTCCTCGGAGGAGAGGTCGTCTGAACTCGGCTCGAATCCTGACAGGAACGCTGCCTCGATAATGTCGTTCATATCAAAATGCGGGTTTAAGTTTGAGTTGGCGGAGAACCTCTTTCAGTTCGCTATCCGTGTATTTCGCTGCGACCTCTTTCGACACGCAGTTATGGTTTGAGGCGATAACTATCGCACGTTCCCGAGAGACTTTCGGGGTCTGTCTTTTGATTCTCATATCGTTGGAATTTTACAGGTTATTTTGAATAGAATGTTACTTTCAAGCCTCGACGCAGCTTGCAGACGATTTTCCCGTCCTTTGATAAGAAACTGTTTTTGAACGCTCTCTTTACGAGAGTGTCGGCGAGTTCCTCCCCGAGGAGACGAATCAGACCGCTCACTCCGACGAGGAGGTTCAGGCGTTCGTCTGAATTGTTGTAACCGTAAACTTTGATTCTGAACTCTCGGTTGATTTGGGCTGTTCCGTATGTCATTGCTGTTGCGTTCATTTGTTACTGTTTTTGAGGTCTGAAAGTGATTACATTGAAATCACGTTGCAAATATAAGTGAACTATTTTAATTAGACCTCATTTTTTCGGGAAAAATGGCTTAAAATTAACTGAACAGGTAATTTTAAGCCATTTTAACCTACCACACCTCATAAATCGGGCTAAAACCGTCGTTTTATATGGAAAAATCTCGATTATATTGTAACCAGTTTCGGGTTTTATCACTACCTTTGTGGCGTAATTTGTTTAATACAATCAGTTAAAATTCAAACAATGGACTACAGACAACAGATTTTAGAGGCACTGAAAGCCAAATTTCAGGGGGTCAGTGCCGACATTCTGAACAGGATTGCCAACAAGTTGAGCAAGACTGTTACATCGGCTGAACAGGTTGCGACCGCTGTCGAGGGAGTTACCATTCAGCAAGTTATCGAGAGTTACGGCGATTCCCGAGCGACCGAATCCGCTCAGACCGCAGTCCGCAACTACGAGGCTAACCACAATCTGAAAGACGGGAAACCTATCGAAGCTCCTCCCGCTCCTCCGACAGGCGGACAGGGCGGAACAGGTGGCGCACCCGCCGCTGGGGGTACGGAAACTGTCCCCGCTTGGGCGCAGACGCTTATCGACAGCAACAAAACGCTGACAGACCGTCTCGCCAAAATGGAGGGCGAACGTACAACCGCAACCCGAAAACAGAAACTCTCAGAGGTAACGAGCAAACTCCCCGAGGAACTCCGCAAGCCTTACGAGAGAACCTCTGTCGAGAATCTCTCGGACGAGGATTTCAACACCCTCTTGGGCGAAATCACGACCGAGGTCGAGACTATTTCAGGTTCAATCGCAGCGAAAGGGGCTGTATTCGGAAAACCCGCTGCACACGGCAGCCAACAGAATCAGAACGCTCTGACGAAAGAACAGGAGGCGGCAATCTCGCACAGAGAGGGTATGCCGAAAGACGGACAGCAGCCGTTCTAATGTTTAACTCTTAAAAACTCAGCATTATGGGTATGACAGTAAGACGCAACAAGGACACCCGCACACCTCGTGTCCTTATGCACAAAGTCGCAGACATTCGAGGAGGCGTCTCCGTGAATGTCTCTGAACTCGGAGGCGATTATCTCCGAGAGGGGGCGTTTCTCAGCGCACCCGTGGACGGTATCTGCCACGTCGTAAAGACAGCGACCGTCTCCGCTGACGTTGCCGAAGCCGAAAAGACCGTCAAGGTCGAAAAACTGCACAATTTCAAGAGCGGAGATTTCGTAATGGCTAAGGTCGGTGGCGTGGCGGTGAAAATCGCCTCGATTGACACCTCGAACAAGGCTTACGACGTCCTGACACTCTCCGCCGCTCTTGGGGCTGTACCGAAAGGCTCTCAGATTGCAGAGGCGAAAGAAGCCGCAGCGCAGAACACCTCCGCATTGAAGTATCAACCTCTTTCAGTCGTCGGCACAGGAAAGCCTATCGACCCGAAATCCAACCTCGACACAGACGCTTGGGTTATCGCTGTTACGCACGGGAATCCTATCCCTGAGTTTATGGCGGACGCTCTGAAAGGAATTATTAACTATTAAAAAACCGCTCAGAAAATGGCAACAATCGTAAACACTATGATTCAGGGGCTTACCGAGCAGATGATTCAGGCTCGCCTGAACACAGCCGACGCCTCTAAGTTTCTGTTCGGCGTTCATTTCCCCGTCAAAAAGGTAAACGGGTTCAAGTGGAAAACCCTCCAGAATCAGTTGGAGAAAAAGAACGTCGCCGCCGACCTGCACACCGATAACGGAACGATTCTCCGCAAGCGTCGTCCGATTTTCGAGACAGCGATGGGCGACATTCCGTTCATCTCGATTTCCCGAGACCTTACCCGAGCCGAAATCAAAGAGTATCAGACCGCTCTCGCTTTCGCTCAGGACGAGGACGCAACGAAACTCGTTCAGTATTGGGGCGAGGACGTCGATTTCTGTTTCAACGGCGTACAGTCCGAGTTGGAGTTCATCGCTTGGAAACTCGCATCGAATGCGGGCGTCCTGCATTTCACTCCGACAACGAACGCAACGTTCGCTAACGAATTTGACCTCGACTACGACGTGGACGAGGATATGAAGCGCAAGACCTCTGTCGATTGGGACAACAAGGCAACCGCCGATATTATCGGAGACCTCGCCGCCGCTGTCAAGTTCGCAAAGGAACATAACCTGAACCCGAAATTCGCTTTCATCAACCTCGACGAATTGTATCGAATCTGCTCCGCCGAACAGATTATCAAGCAGTGTGCGTCGTTCGCATCGAACGCTCTCGGAATCTCTCAGACGCCCGACCTCGCCGCCGTGAACTCTATGCTCGCAAAGCAGGCTTGGTTGAACGGTCTCCAGCTCCGTGTAATCGACCAGACTATCACCCGTGAATTTGCGGACGGCTCTCAGACCTCGGGCAACCCGTTCGAGAACCGCCGTCTGATTCTCTCCGAGACCGAACGCCTCGGCACAACTCAGTACGACATCCTCAAAGAGAATAGCGACCTGATTCTCCGTGCCGAACGTGCGCACACTATCGTGAAGAAATACGGAACTGTCGAGCCTCAGTCGGAGGTAACAATCGGACAGGCTGACGCCGTTCCTGTATTCGATTCCGCATATCGTAACATCTATCTCCGAACCGACGGTCAGGAGTGGTAAAAAACGACTGAATTATGGAAACGATTCTCGAATCCCTGAAAAGCGTAAACGCATATCCCGTTCCTCTCCGTACTCTCGTCGAGATTGCGGAGAGACGGGGTTTGTCTCTGACATCGGAGGCAACTCAGGCAGAACTGCGTGGAAAGAACTATAAACTCGCCACCGCCGACCTCCTCCTGTGGCTGTCTCTCGCCCCGAATATCAGTCAGGGCGGGCAGTCGTATTCGTTCACTGACGAACAGCGACAGCAGTTCAGGAACAGGGCTAACGCTCTGTTCGACGAGTTTGGGGAGGAGACCTCGTCTGTTCAACCCACATACGGTTACAAAGGTTCTCGACTATGATAATAGAAAACGGCACAATCGAAACGAAAGCAAAGACGGTCGGAAAGATAGACCCGAAAACGGGCTATCCCTCCAAGCCGTCCGACGTTTCGTGGGGCGAACCGATTCCCTGTCAGTACTCGGCAAACAAGTACAACAAACTCGGACGGGTAAGCGGCGAACATTTCATTCGAGCCGAGTATTCGGTTCTGATTGAGGAGCAGCCGTTCGACGCAGAACAAATCAGGCTGAAAGACCTGAACGGAAACGTCGTCGGGGAGTTCTCTGTTATCTCGGTCGAACCTTTGACAGCCGTTTGCGAGATTAGGATTTTGATTTAATCGCATAAAAGCCCGTATTTCGACGCAAAAAGTGATTATAGTTAAACACACGTCTCGAAAGAGAAACGCCGTTAGACGGGAAATTCCGAAAAAATAACTATCGAATCTATGCCTATAAAGAATCTTACTCCCGAGGGAGCGATTTCCGAGTTCATCGGACAGCAGGTCGAGCGTGTAACGTCCGCCCTGATTTATAATCTGTGCGCCGTCGGAGAACAGGTTCTGAACCAAGCACGTTCGACAAATTCCTATAAAGACCAAACGGGGAATTTGAGGAGTTCTATCGGGTATGTCGTCGCCGTGGACGGCGAGGTCGTTCAGTCGAGCAGTTTCGAGGTCGTCAAGGACGGAGCGGACGGTTCGAGGGACGGAAAGAGTTACGCTCTCGACCTCGTTAAACAGTTCCCCGAGGGAATCGTCCTCATAGTCGTTGCGGGAATGAAATACGCCTCCTATGTCTCGGCAAAGGGGTATGACGTTCTCGACAGTTCGGAGGTCTTGGCAGACCGCCTCGTTCCCGAGATTCTGAAACAACTCGGATTTAATTTCAAATAACAGAGACAATGGCAAAGACAGGAAAACAGATTCAAGGCGATATTTACCAACTCCTAAAAGACAGTACACTCTACACGCTGATTTCGGGAGAGGTCTATCGTAACGGATACCGTCCGAGAGATAGCAGAAAGGAGGACGCAGTCGTAACCTTTACGGCGGGATTCCCGACGGAGATTCAGGAGGGCGTCGTTACGGTAAACATCTATGTCCCTGACATCGACCCTTACCAAAACGGTGTTCTCGTCGAGGACGGAGCAAGGACGGAGGAACTCGAACTCCTCGCTCAGGCTTGGGTCGATTCTCTGACAGCCGAGGTCTCCTGTTATAAGTTCGAGCTGCAGCAGACAATCTACACCGAGGAGGAAGCGGAAATCGGACAGCATTTCGTGGTCGTGAAACTCCGATACAGGTATTACGGCGACGATTTCGCACCTCTGACAGTTCCGCAAACGGCGTTCGTCGATGCGTCCGACAGCGAGGGAGACAAAGGTTACGAACCGATTATCGAGACAGACGAGGGCGAGGTTCTCGTTATTCAGCCAATTATCGAAAAGTCAAACACTTAAATTTTTAGATTATGTCAGTATTATCGTGGGGCAAACCCAAAATCGAACACGCCACCTCTCAGGGTGGAGAGCCTGGCGCAGCCGCTCAGTGGGACGAAATCCCGACCCCTAAAAAGGACACCACCAAACTCACTCCGACAGCGGGACAGGAAACGACCGCCGAGGAGGAGGGCGGCGAGGTCGTCGATTCCCGTACAGGAAAGAACTCCTATCAGTTCGAGTTCGACCTGTTCGTCAAGAAAGGCGAACAGAGAGCGTTCGAGGATAACGACGGAGTAATCTCAGGCGAACACGCATTCCGCCTCACTCCCGAGGACGAGGACTGCGAGGGAATCCTGATAGACCGCTGTTCTCTCCGTGTCGAGGAAAGTTACACCACCGCCGACGGTAAGATGCTCCATTATGTCGCAAAGGTTCTCAAACCTAAGACAGGCAAAATGGTCAAGCCGTACACCAAAAATGCGTAACGGTTTTTCAGTCCTCGGAGGCGGCTCGACGGTGGGTCGCCTCCATGTCAGGCGGGAAAGGAGCAAACGGAGGCTCGCCGAGTTGTATCGGAGGACGAGGGTTCGATTCCCTCTCCCGCCCCTATCATTCATAAAAACAGAAAAGAAATGGAACAGACTATCGAACAGAAAGCGGGAGGAACTATCCTCCAACGAAATAAGGAAATCACGGTCGGAGACAGGACGTTCTCAGTCGCTCCTCCGTCCACGGCGACGCTGATTCTTGCGTCCGAGGCAATCTCGCTCCTCCCACAGGAAACTCTCGACGGTAAGAAAATCGTCGAGGAGGTTCTGTATATCGCCAAAGACTGTCGTGTCCTCGGCGATATTTTGGCTATTCTCATTCTCGGGGCGAAGAACCTGAAAGAGACTGTAACGGAGAAAGTCGAGAAACGACGTCTGTTCCGCTCTCCTCGCATCGAGACTGTCGAGAGGGTTATCGACAGGAAAGCGGAACTAGCCGAATGGCTGCTCCTGAACATATCCCCGAAAGAACTCCATCAGACGTTTACGAAACTCGTTCAGGATTTTCAGTTGGGGGATTTTTTCGGCATTACCACTTTCCTGATAGGAATCAATCTCCTGCGCCCGACGAAAGTGGATTAAGCGACAGCATTTGGGCGATTGTAGCGGGGTTTGTCCGAGGTTATAACCTCCCTATCGAATACGTCCTCTATGACCTGAGTTACGCAAATATGATTCTGTATTCAGCCGTAATTCCGAGTTATAAGAGCCGAGACAAACAGGACGGGGACGGAAAAAAGAAACAGGACGAGATAAAAGCGGACGACCCATCGAACAAAGAAAAGGTTAGGAAATTCTTGGACGAAATAGGCTAATAAAATGAACAACGATAACGGAAAAGCATATTACGGTATAGGTCTCGATAACTCTCAACTCCAGCAGGACGCAGAGGAGGCAAGCCGCATTTTGGCTAACATCGGGACAGAGGCGGAACAGCAGAGTGCGTCCGTCCGAGAGGCTCTGTCGAATCTCCCCGAACTGAACATCGAGATAATAACGAACGCCACCTCGACAGCCGATTCTATCGACGCAGCGTTCGCTGAGATAGACCGTGTTTTCGACGAGAACAAATCCGCTATCGCTCAACTCGAAAAGGAATACGACCGCCTCAAAAAAGAGGCGTCTAAGGCGTTTATGGCGGGAGACGACAAAACCTATCGTTCCCTTATGGAACAGGCGAACGCCGTCAAACAGGTAATCTCAGCCCGTCAAAAAATGAATAAGGAGGTTGCCGAAACCGCCGACGCCCTCGCCGCCGAGGAGCGGAAAATGAAAGAACAGGCGGCAGAGGCGCAGCAGAACGAACAGGTTCATACCTCCCTCCGACAGAGGCTCAGGGAGGTAAAAATGGAGTTGGTCGAAATGGAGGCTGCGGGACAGCGTGGGTCGGCTGAATATCGGGCGTTACAGGAGGAGGCAGCAGCCCTGACGGACGCTTGGGGCGATGCTCAGGCACAGGCGAATATCCTCGCCAACGACCAACGGGGAATGCAGGGAATTATCTCGGGACTGTCGGGCGTCTCAGGAGCGTTTACAGCCGCTCAGGGGGCGGTCGGTCTGTTTGCGGGAGAGAACGAACACCTCCAGCAGATTATGCTAAAGGTTCAATCCCTTATGGCTATAACAATGGGATTGCAACAGGTTCAGCAGACACTCAACAAGGACAGCGCATTTTCCCTCGTTACCCTGAACGGTCTGAAAGAATGGTGGAACAAACTCGTCGCCGTCGGAACGGGAGAACAGGTCGCCGAGACCGCAGCGACAGCCGCCTCGACGACAGCGAGCGCAGCAAACGCAGCAGCGACGACAGCCGAGGCGGAGGCAAAAGCCGCCGCAGGAGCCGCCGCAGGAGGAAAGACCACAGCCGAGGTCGTCGATACAGCGGCGACAGGAGCGAACGCCGCAGCAGCGACAGCAGGAACAGCGGCGAACATCACTCTCGCAGGAGCGTTCCGAATGGTCGGAGCGGCTATCTCCTCGATTCCTGTTTTCGGTTGGATTGCCGCCGCTATCGGAGCGATTATCGGCGTGATAGCCCATTTCGTCAATAAAGCGGACGAAGCATCGAAAGCGTTGGAGGAGCAGCAGGAACTAATGAAAGAGGGACGCAAAGCCTATGCCGAGGCGTCAATGGAGATACAGGACTACACAGCCCGTCTCAGTGATTCAAACCTGACAAAGGAACAGGAATCCCACCTCGTCGAGGAACTGAACTCGAAATACGGGGAATCCCTCGGATATTACGACAGCGCATCGAAGTGGAAAGAGGTTCTCCAAACGAAAGGACAGGCGTACTGCCAAATGCTCTTAATGGAGGCTCAGTCTCAGGCGATTCTCAACAAGTACACGGAGGCGTATATCAACCTCTTGGAGACGAAAGAGAAAGCCGAGAACGGAGAGTTCGACCATTGGTATAACACGAAAGCGGGAGACCAAGCCTCCCGCCGAAAGGCTATTTCAGAGGCACAGGCAGAGGTCGATAAATGGGAGAAACAGTATAAAGACCTCCAAGCCGAAATCAGGGATTTCAAGGCATCGAACGACCTCGATTTTCATATCGACCCGAAATCTGTCAATATCAAGGGCGGAGCGGGTTCAGGAGGTTCGACGTTCGACCCGAAAAAGGCGTCCGCAGAAATCAAACTCGCTATCGCCCGCTACAAAGCGGAGGTGGCTAAATACATCAAGGACAGCGGAAAGGAACTTACCGACCTGATTATCGAGGGGCAGGAAGAGGGGCTAATGAAAGAACTGAACGGAATCCGTCGGGACACTCAGCGGAAATTGGAGGCTTGGCAGGAGCAACTGAACGAACTCGCAAAGGTTCGACAGGAGACCGCCAAGCAACTCTATATGAATCGCCGAGGAGCAACCGAGGAGGGCTGGAACAATTCCGACGACGGGAAAAAGACCCTAAAAGATTGGATAGCCGTCCTCTACGAGGAGAATCCTCAGATTCAGACAGAGTTTCAGAGAGTGTGGGAACAGATAGTTCAGAACGGCGAAACGGCTCTCGCAAAGGCTCGACAGGAGTTCGACGACGCTATGGTCGAGGAGTACGGAACGATGCAGCAGAAAGAGGAGAAATTAGTCAGGGATTGGACGAAGAAACTGAAAACTATCCCCGCCGAATATCTCCCCGCCGCCTTGCAGAAAATGGAGGAGGAGTTCGCCGCCCTCGGTTCTGAGAAGTTCAAAAAGGCAATCGACTGGGAGACCGTGTTCGGCGATATGTCGAAACAGTCTGTCTCCGTCCTCCGATACAACCTCGAAAAGGTTCGGGAGTATTTCGAGCAGAACAAAAATTCAATGTCTGTTACCGAGATAAAAGACTATCAGGAGGCGATTCTCAAAATGGAGGAAGAAATCGCAGCCCGAAATCCGTTCGCTGCCCTGTATAAGAGCCTCTCAGACCTCGAAAAGGCAAAGACAGAATACGTCGAAAGCCTCGCTGCTTGGAAAGAGGCACAGAACGAACTGAACGCCGCAAACGAGGAGTTTATGGCGGCTCTGACAGCGAAAAACGAGATTCTCGAACAGATTGATAATGGAGAACTCGCCGAGGGCTGCGACGAACTGACAGAGGCGGAGACCCGCTTACAGGCGGCTCGACAGAGAAGCACTCAGGCGACGGAGAAGAACAATACAGCCGAACAGAGAACTCTCAGGGCGAGGAACGGAATCACGAACTCGTACAAGAGTTTCGCCACCTCCCTGCAGGGGGTCGGAAAGGTCGTAACAGACCTCGGGAATCGCTCGAAGAACCTCGCAGCGATTTTCAGCGATTCAGTTGCCTCGGCTATCGGCAAGGCGATTGATTTCACGGAGGAGGTTATGGACGCCACCTCGACAATTATCTCGGCTATCGGAGACCTCGTAAAGGACGTCGCCGACGGTGTGGAGACAGCGGTCGATGCGGCGGCTCAGGGAGCGACAGCGGCTGCTGCGACAGGAGCGACGGCAATCTCGACAATCGAGAAAGCCTCCGTAATCCTTGCCGTTATCTCAGCCGCTTTACAGGTCGCAACCGCTATCGCCAACCTGTTCAACGACGACGATAAAAAACAGGAGGAAATCGAGCGTTTACAGGAACGAATCGACCAACTCCAATGGGAACTCGACAATCAGGAGGCTGTGCGCTTGCAGGAAAAAGCGGGGAAAGCCCTTACCGTCCTGAAACAGTTATACAGCGAGACCACTCAGGAGGTTCTCAAACTCCACGGCGTTACGGCTCAGTCCTCGTATTGGCAGATTTGGTTTACTCAGGCTCGGAACAGTGCGGAAATCTATGCGAAAAGCGTCTCGAAAATCGCCGACTATTGGGCGAACGTCTCCTACACGGCGGACAAAGCACTCGGATCTGCGAAATATGACGAGAGCCGAAAGCAGCTCGAAAACCTCGCCGAGCAACAGATTCTGATTCAGAAACAAATCAACGAGGAGCAGAGCAAAAAGAAAACCGATAACGGGAAAATTCAGGAGTGGCAGAACCAAATCTCGGAGATAGCCGAGGAAATGGCGACTATCATCAACGAGATGATGGAGGACATTATCGGTTTTACGGCATCCGACCTCGCCTCTGAACTCGGAAACGCATTTTTCGAGGCTGCGAGACAGGGCGAGGACGCTATGGAGGCTTGGCACACAAAGGTAAACGACATCGTTCGGGACATTATCCAGCGTATGCTGATTACTCAGTTCCTCGAACCTGAAATCGGAAAGATTTTCGACAAGTACAAGCAGAAATGGTTTCCGAACGGACAGTTCGCAGGAATCGACGCCGTTATCGAATCCGCTCAGACTATGGGCAACGACCTGAACCGTGTCGGAGACATATTCAATCAGATTTACGGCGGACTGTCTCAGGGTCTCCAAGACCTGTTCGCACCGACGGAGGAAGCCTCCCGAGAAGCGTCCGAGAAAGGAATCGCCACAGCCTCTCAGGAGAGCGTGGACGAACTGAACGGACGGGCGACAGCCATTCAGGGACATACGTTCTCAATCGCCGAGAACACGAAACAACTCGTCGTTACGGCGAACCTGATTTTGGAGAGCGTCCTGAATATCGAGCGGGAGACTATCGGTTTCGGAGACCGTCTCACTCGAATGGAAACGAACCTCCGAGGCGTACTGAATACACTCGACGAAATCTCCCTAAAGGGACTAAAACTCAGATAAGATATGGAACTGATAAAAGAAACTCAGGAGGCTTGGAAAGCGGCTAAGAAAGCCGCAGAAAAGCGATGCGAACAGGCTCAGGACTACGATATGGCGAGGAAACTCGCTGCCTGTCGTATGTTCTCGGGAGAGGAGACCTTAGAGGAAATGATAAATCTAATGTTCACTCCCCGAGGAGCAGAGTTCCTGACGAGATACGGATTCCCCTCCCTCGACATATTCCGAAAGTACAAACCGTTCAATCCTGAACAGTACGGGGTTTATATCGACTGCGGGGAAATCAACCTATCAGAGGTTCGGCGGGCGTTCCTCGTCGGAAAGACCTCTGCGAGAATCACGTTCAGGGACGTTGCGAGGAATCAGGTTATACTGATGCACGGAGCGTCCGCACAGATTATCGTCGGCGGACATTCCGTCGTACACGTCGAGAACGACGGGAGCGGGAATCTTTCATTCATCAAACGAGAAAACGGGATAGTTATATGATTACAGGACGGTTATACATCGACGGAGACGACGCCTACAAACAGTATGGCGTCTATGTCGTGAAAGGCGGTTGGAACGACCTCGTCGCCTTTCCTCCTCTGAAAACAGTTCCCTCGAACGATTGGCAGGAGGAGGACGGTATCGAGGCAGACCTGTCGAATCCCGTCCTGAACACGAAAGAGGTACAACTGAAAGTTGCGTTCTCAGGAACGTACAGCCGTTTTTCAGCCCTGATAGAACTCCTGTCAGACGGGGCGTATCATACATTCGAGTGCGTCTATATCGGTCGAATATACAGGCTGCGTCTCGTCTCTCAGCCGAATATGGCAATCGCTCAGACGCTCGAAACGGCGACCCTGAAACTCGCCAACGATTTCCCGCTCGACGGGTACTCATACAAAGCCCCCGACAGTTCTGTAATCCCCACAGAGGACTACAAATTCGACGGGTGGAAATTCACGGATTACGGGGTTCGGGTTCTGAAAGGAACTCTCGCCGAAGTCAAGAAAACGCCGACGGTCAAAACGAACCTCCTCCGCAATCTGTCTCACCTCTCAGGGGCGATTTACGACAGCGGACAGGTTACGTTCAAGACAAAGGACGTGAAGATTTACTGCCTGATGCGGGCGGAATCTCTCGACGAACTGTGGCGGAACTGGGACGCCCTCCTGTTCGACCTGATACGTCCCGACGAACACCTCCTGTGGGTGGACGACTTGGAACAGGAGTTTCCGTTCCACTACAAAAGTTGTCAGGTTACGGAGTTTTATCCCGACGGGAAAATATGGCTCAAATTCACGCTGACAGTTACGTTTACCCGCTCGTTCCGTCTCGACGAAAACGATATGGTTCTCGCCACGGAGGACGGAATCGTTGTATTCACTCAGGACGACGTCAATGCGATAGATATGCTCCCCGACAGGTTCTCTATCCCGACCGTTCGTTTCGTGAACAATCGAGCGACGCTGCGCCTGACAGGAAACGGTTCATTCAGATTTAATAATTAATACAGATGCTCCAATGAAGAAAGTAAAAATCTCAGAATTGCCTCTCTACAATTCATTAAAGGGGCTTGTCACTCTCGGAACAGATAAGGACAACCGCTCCGTAAAAGTGTCCTTAGAGTTCATCGAAACGACGACCGAGGCGGCTGTCAAGAAAGCCAACGATGCGGCGGCGGCAGCAAAAACGACCGCTGAGAACGCTGCGGAGACGGCTAAACAGACCGTCGAGACCGCTGCTGCGGCTGCAAAGAAAACAGCGGAGGATGCGGCTAAGGTTGCGACAGATGCGGCGGAAAATGCCGACAAAAAAGCCACGGCAGCGAACACGGCGGCAGAGGCGGCGAATTTGTCGAAACAGGAAGCCGACAAAGCCACGGAGGAATCAAAGAAAGCAACCGAAGCGGCTCAGGAGGCAACCTCGGAGGCTCAGGAGGCGACGGAATCCGCACGGGAGGCAACGACAGCAGCCGACGACGTAACAGCGTCTCTCGTCGCTTTTCTCGGTTCTATCCTCCCGACAGCCCTGTCCGTCGAGGAACTCCCGAGGCTGACTGTCGGGAACGTCTACCCTGTCAGGATTAAAGCCGTCCTATCTCCCGAGGGTGTTCGGCAGAACATTATCTACCTAAGCGACAACAAAGCCGTTACCGTCTCTCCTGACGGACGTCTGACAATCGTCGGAAAGGGACGCTCGACAGTTCAGGTAATCCCGACCGTGAACACGGCTCTCGCAAAGACGCTGGAGGTCGTCGTCGGAGAACCGACGCTCCGTCTCGTAACTCGAAATAGTCTCCGCCTGACAGCGTCGGGGGCGTTGCGACTGAATTAAAAATAGTGTTTAACAATTAAATCAATTTCAAAATGGCTCTAACAGTGGCACAAGAAGCAATCCTCGAACAGATTATCGAGGCATTTCAGAACGGCAAGCGTCTCAGCGACCTGCCCGACGTCAAAGGAACGAACCCGTATAACCTCCTCGTCGAGGTTCTGGACGAGGACGGAGAATCAAAGAAAGCCGCTCTCGCCGCTCTCCTCCCTTACGCAGAGGAACAGTGTTCATACGGTGCGGAACGCTCTCTGTCCGTCTCCTCTCCGTCCTGTACCCGAATCGGCTCTCCCGCCCTCCACAAGACGCTCCCTATCCATTCCCGCCTGAAAGGTTGCCTCCTCGACGACGACGGAAAGGTGGTCGAATACCTCGACCCGAAAGATTGGACGGGACAGACCCGAGACGGCTCACGGGGACAGGTTATGGTCGAAATCCCTCTCCATTATAGGAAATTCTCCTATGACGGAGGCGTATTCCGTGTTCAACTCTCGGAACTCCCGCTCCCTGGCTATCATCAAGTCCCGAAAATGTATGTTTCGGCTTACGAGGCGACGGTTCAGAGAACAGGGAACAAACTGTCGTCCGTCGTGAACGATTCAGTCGATTTCCGAGGCGGTAACAATAACGCCGCTTGGGACGGAACGTATCGTTCTCTCCTCGGTCTCCCTGCGACGGGAATCAGCAGAACGAATTTCCGCAACTATGCCCGCAACAGAAAGGCTGGTTCGACCGAATGGAACTGTATGACCTATGACGCTCAGAAAGCCCTCTATTGGCTCTTTGTCGTCGAATACGCCACCCTGAATACGCAGGCTCCGTTCAACGCCGAACTTACCGCCGAGGGTTATCGACAGGGCGGTCTCGGAGCGGGCGTAACAGACCTGAACGGCGGTAAGTGGAACACGTTCAACGGTTACTATCCGTTCATTCCTTGCGGCTTTACTGACAGCCTCGGAAACGGAACAGGCGTCGTTCCTTTCACTATGCCGACGGAATACGACCCCGACGCACAATCTCCTGTAACGACGAACGTCCCTCGCTATCGTGGCGTCGAGAACCCGTTCGGACATATTTGGCAGTGGACGGACGGAATAAACGTCCGTATCAGCCCGACCGTGGAGAACGGAGGCGACGGTCTCTCGAAAGTGTTCGTTTGCTCAGACCCCTCCCTATTCAAGGATAACGGTTACGACGGTTACAGCCACGTCGGGAACGAGGCTCGAAACGAGGGCTATGTCAAAGAGATAATCGGAGGCGAATACGGGGAAATAATGCCCGCCATCTGTTCAGGAGCGGGTTCGACGACATTTTTCTGCGACTATCACTACACGAACATTCCGACGGCTGAGACGTTGCGAGGTGTCCTGTTCGGCGGTTATGCGAGTAACGGGTCGTATGCGGGTTTCGCCTATGCGCGCTCGAGTAGCGCCCCCTCGAATGCGTCTGCGCACTTCGGCTCTCGCCTTTGCTTTATACCCGCCTAATCGTCCCCTCGTAAATCGAAATATCGTTTAACTCGTAACAATGAAAGTATATGGAAAATAATCAGGTAACTATCCCCTCGGAGGACGACGGCTCTCTCGCTTTTCTCAGGATTCCGAGGGACGAGAACAGCCGCAGCCTACAAGGAGAGGAGGTTAAGCAGTCGAGAATCGTGAACACCTCGTTTTGGGTTCACGGTTTCTTGGAGGACATTCCGACCCGATTCTCGAAATCAAAAGGAACGACGGGACAGACGCTCGTCCAAATCCGTCCTGAAAAGGACAGCCCCGAATCAGAGGCTAAGAAGTTTTTCACGGGTTCGCAGGATATTTTATACGTTCTGCGTGAAATCAAGAAACTCGGGAAATTTCCTCGAAAAGTAACTCTAAGGGGAAGCGGGAACCGTTTTTGGTTCGAGTGATAAAATAACAGGTTGGTCGTTCCAGAGGTGTCCTGTTCAGCGGTAATGCGAATAACGGGTCGAATGCAGGTTTCGCCTATGCGAACTCGAATAACGCCCCCTCGAATACGAATGCGAACATCGGCTCTCGCCATTGATTTTCAAACGGGCTTTTACGCCTGATAACAATTTAACGGAACGACGACCTTGCCTCTCGGCAAAAAATGTATGAAACACGAAATGGAGTTAGTAGAAACGCCCTTTGTATCGGCTATCGAACGCCCCGAGTAGAAAAGCAAAGACAATGAAACGTATATCGAATCTATACGAACAAATAATCTCAATGGAGAACCTCCGACTGGCTGACGAGAAAGCCCGTCGGGGGAAACTCCGTTCCTATGGTGTCAAGGTTTTCGACCGAGACAGAGAGAGGAATTTGCTTGCGCTCCACGACGCTCTTTTGACCAAGACGTTCAAGACATCACGTTACGAGGTTTTCACGGTCAGAGAGCCGAAAGAACGGCTAATTTATCGTCTCCCGTATTATCCTGACAGAATCGTTCATCACGCCATTATGAACGTCCTCGAACCCATTTGGCTGAAAGTGTTCCCGTATAACACATACAGTTGCATAAAAGGTCGGGGAATAAACGGAGCAATGAAACGAGTGAAAGAGATTCTCAAAGATAAGGAGAACAGCCGCTATTGTCTGAAAATCGACATTAGGAAATTTTACCCGTCAATCGAACACGCCGTCGCCAAGAGGATAATCAGGAAGAAAATCAAGTGCAAAGATACCCTGTGGCTCTTGGACGAGATTATCGACAGCGTGAACGGTTCTCCCGACCCGCTCGACAGAACGCAGATCTGCGACGGTCGTTCTATCCCTATCGGAAATTATCTCAGTCAGTATCTCGCAAACCTCGTCCTCGCTTATATCCTCCACAGGATAAACGAGAGAAAGGGCGTCAAAGGTGTACTCTATGCCGACGACGGGACGTTCTTTGCAGCCTCGAAAGAGATTCTCCGAGAACTCCTCTCGGACATCAAAACGTGGCTCGAAACGGAACTCCACCTGACGCTGAAAGCGAACTATCAGATTTTCCCGATAGCGGAGAACCGATACGACAAACACGGTCGTGGTCTCGATTTCGTCGGGTTCGTTTTCTATCATAATCAGACACAGATACGGAAAGGAATCAAGAAGAATTTCTGCCGTACCGCCGCCCGTCTGAACAAACGTAATCCTCCGCTGCCTCCCGCTGAGTATAAGCAGCGGATTTGCTCGTGGCTCGGGTGGGCGAAATACAGCGATTCAAAACATTTATTAAAAACAATCATTAAACCAGAGTATTATGGCAAATTATGATGCAAAGCCCTCCAAATTGGAGGCAGTCGGAAACGGTTCATACCTCTATCGTTTCAACATCGAGGAAAAGACAGTCGAGCATTTCGCAGAGGGAACAGGCGAGGCGGTCGAGACCCGTTCCTCTTGGGAATGCGAGGAGGTAACGGTTTGGTCTCCTCTGACATCGAACAAAATCACGGAGGCGGTAATCGGAACGCTCTGTTCTGTCTCGCACGAACAGAAACTCGTAAACGAGTTCAACGCCGCAAACCTCGGTCTCGTCGGAGGCTCGAAAACGAGCGACGCAGCGAAAACCGCTATCGCCCGTTACAAAGAGTTCCTCGAACAGAGAGCCGCACTCAAATCAATGGTGGACGCTGACTGCGAGGAACTCGGAATCAGATAATCGCCAAGCCGATTTTGCCGCTCGCTGTGGCGTCTTAAAATGTTATTGGAGCAATTATCATTGCCGATAAACGAACGCCACAGCGGGCGTATTTTGAAAAAATAACTATCAATAAAAGAGCGCACAGAATGAAGATATTTAGCAGTCAAGACGAATTACTCCTCGACGTCGAGGTGGACGATAGCAGCTATCGCCACCGAGTAATCAAGGGGGAGAATAATATCGTCCTCAAATACTCGCTCTCGGAACACGTCGAACTGCCTGTCGGTTCGTACTGCATTTTTCAGGGACAGCGTTACACCCTCGAAAATCCCGAGGCGTTCAAGAAACAGCATAACCGCCGTTTCGACTATACCGTAACGTTTGAATCATATCAGGCGAAAGCGAGGATTTGGAAGTTCCGAAACCCCGTGGACGGTCGTCTGAAATTCTCCCTGACAGCCAAGCCGAAAGAGCATCTCCAAATGTTTGTGGATAATATGAATAGGAGAGACACGGGTTGGACTGTCGGAGACTGCATCGACGGCGTCGAGACGCTTATAAATTACGACCACGATTTCTGTATCGACGCTCTTACCCGCCAAGCCTCGGAGTTCGGGACGGAGTACGAAATCGAGGGAAAACGGGTCTCCCTGAAAAAGGTCGAGTATAACAAGAACAACCCGCTCCCGCTCTCATACGGATTTGGGAACGGGTTCAAATCAGGCGTGGGACGTTCCAACAGCGGAGACCAGCCGCCGACGGAAATCCTGTTCGTTCAGGGAGGCTCGGAGAACATCGACAGGAGCAAGTACGGGAATGGAGAACTGCTTCTCCCGAAAGGACAGACAATCCGTTACGACGGAGAGTATTTCGAGGGCGAGGACGGTTTCGTCGCCGCAAACGCCCGAACCTATGTCGTGGACGATATGGGTCTCTCAATCCGTCGAGCCGACAAACAGCCGTCCTCCCTCGCAGAAGATAGCCTCGACGCCTCGTCCGTCTATCCTAAGAGGGTCGGGACGGTTACGTCTGTCCTGACAGTCGATGCGGGAAACCATTTCTATGATTTCGTCGATAAGGAAATCCCGTCTAATCTCAACTACGAGGACTGTCTGATAGAGGGCAAGACTATGACCGTCGTTTTTCAGTCGGGTATGCTCGCAGGACGGGAGTTCGAGGTCAAATACTATCATTCAGCCGTCAAGACGAAAGCGGCTCGGAGGTTCGAGATAGTCCCGCAGGAAATCGACGGACTGACAATGCCGAACGAACAGTTCAAACCTCAAATCGGCGACAGTTACGCCGTGTTCCACTGTATGCTCCCCGACGCTTATATATGCGACAATCAGACAAAGACGGGTGCGTCTTGGGATATGTTTCGAGCCGCTGTCCGACACCTGTTCGACAACGAGGAACAGAAATACACGTTCTCGGGGGAACTCGACGGGATATGGGCGAAAAAGGATTGGGAGAACATCGGAGGGCGAATCCGCCTCGGAGGTTACATTCAGTTCCGAGACGTCAATTTCCAAAAGGAGGGCGTTTTGGTTCGCATCACGGGCATAAAGGACTACATCAACAAGCCGCACAGCCCGTCGATAGAACTCTCGAATCAGACCGTCTCAGACAGCGTATCGAGCGAACTGAAAAACCTGAAAAGCGAGGAGGTAACGGTCGAGGATAACTATCGAGCCTCCGTTCAGTTTACGAAACGTCGGTTCAGGGACGCTCAGGAGACTATTTCCCTGATTGAATCCGCCCTCCTCGACAATTTCACGAACTCTATCAACCCGATAGCGGTTCAGACTATGTCGATGCTCGTCGGCGACGAGAGTCTCCAATTCCGTTTCGTGAACAGTCAGTCGAACCCCTCGACCGTCGCAGACGGAATCGCCTACAACAACGAGACGAAACAACTGACTGCGCCGTCGAGAATCATTCAGCACCTGACGCTCGGCATATCGTCCCTGAGTTCGTCGCATAAGACGTCCGAATACAAGTTTTGGACGGTCTCAGCCTATTCGAGTTCATATCTCGACGACCCGACAAAGAAATACTACCTCTACATCAAGGCGAACAGGAACAGTCAGGCGGCGGAGTATATCCTGTCAGAGACAGCCAAGAAAATGGAGGCGGAGGCAAACTATTATTATTTCCTCGTCGGCGTCCTGAACAGCGAATACGACGGGGAGAGGAGTTTCGTAACGCTCTACGGGTTCTCGGAGATACTCCCTGGCAGAATCACGACAGACAGGGTCGTATCAGCCGACGGGGACAGTTATTTCGATATGCTCTACAACCGCCTGAAACTCGGCGACGCCCTGATTTTCAACTCCGACGGCACTCGGAAACTGATTCTGAAAGGTACAATGGTTCAGAGCGAGAGCGGAGCGACTGAATACATCGGCTGTTACCGAGGCGTCTATAATTCGGCGTACACTTATTATCAGGGCGACGAGGTCTCCTACACCGTGAATGGAATGACATCGACATACCGTTACATCTATGCGACACCGTCCCGAGGAGTTCCGCCGACATCGACTGTATATTGGCAGGTTATCGCTCAGGGAGCAAAGGGAGCGGACGGAGAGAAAGGAACGAGTATCACGATTAAAGGAACTTTGTCAAAACCTGACGACCTACCGACGCCTCCCGCAGATCCGTCCGATTGCTATGTTATCGGAACAGATTTATGGGTATGGGACGGGAGTAAATGGTACAATGCGGGACAGTTCAAGGGCGATAAAGGAGATAAAGGCGACAAAGGAGACGACGGTTCGGACGGAGATTATACCGAACTGCGTTTCGCAGTCAATGGTTCAACAACGAATCCACCTGCATTGAATACGTCCGCCCTCAATCCGTCGGGTTGGACGACAACAGTTCCGACAGTGAACAAGGGATATTACCTGTGGTTTACCAGAGCCATCAAGACAGGAAACGGAGGGCAACTCGTCTCTAATTGGAGTACGCCTGTCAGAATGACGCCATACGACGGAAAGGACGGAGCGAGCGGGAAATCTCCTGTTATGGTTTTCAGGGGCGTTTACAGCAGCTCGAAAACTTATTACGGAAACGAACACCGTCTCGACTGCGTCAAGCAAGGAAATACATATTACATTGCCCGAATCGACGCAGGGACATTCTCGACGCCCGCTCCTCCTGATTCATCGAAATGGAACTCGTTCGGGGCGTCGTTCGAGAGTATAGCGACGAACCTCCTCCTCGCCGAGGGAGCGAACATCGGAGACTGGTTTATCAGCGGAGGAAAAATCGTCTCAACCCTGACAGGAGAGAATAAAATCACGCTCGACGCAAAGAACAGCCGAATACGGGTCGTTTCCGCAACGTCGGGAGGTATATATTCTCAGGAGAACCTCGGCTCGATAGTGGACATCGACGCAAATGCGGGAATCGTCGAGGCTCGGGGTAAGAGCGGTTATTCGGCGGTATCATATATCTCGCCGACAGGAGTTTTCGCTAACAGGGCGGGAACTCAGTGCGTCGCCGCCTCCACGGGTGTGACACAAAGAGCGGCGATCTGCGGTCTCGGTTACGGCAACCTGAATAAGGAGGATTGGCAGTTCGGCAGCGATTCAAACCTGATAGCGGGCGTTTACGGTTATTCCTCGAACTCAGGGACAGCCCCCGATTACGGAGGATATTTCCTGAAACTGAAAGCGAAAGGACTGATTCTCGAAACGAAATACATCGAGACGAGTGGAACGTATCTCACGGACACGATTACGAACGTCGTCGGGTTCGGTTCGTCTCGCCTGAACGTCTATCTCCCTGCCGCTACAAGAGAGGGACAGACGATTTTCGTCAAGCAGTGGTGGTCGGGGTCGATGCGGTTCTATCCGAGGAGCGGAAAAAAGATTTACGACGACACATCGGAGAACGAATACTATGATTTCGGACAGGGACAGGGAGGTATTTTTACTTTCGTCCGTGCGAGAATAAACGGAGAGAGCGTCGCCGTTTGGCTCGTCTCTCGTTGGAAATTTTAACAACAAAATTTTTAGAGATATGACAGAATATGGATACATCGAGAACGGGATTCTGTTTTCCCGTTTCATAGAACCGATAGTTCGTAATTATATCGACGAGTTCGGACGCCCTCAAACTGAAACGATTTCCGTCGAGGCTCAGGTCGAGGAACTGTCCCCCGTGTGGAAACCTGTCGATTTAATCGACGAGGCGGAAATGGAATCAGGCGACGACGGTTTCGTCGTTATCCCTAAGCCTTACGATGCGGGAGACCATATCGCATACAGATATGAACGGAGACGGGACGTTCAGAGCGTCAAGGACGAAATACAGGCTCTCAAAGACAGCCTCTCGGAATCGGACTATAAAATCACGAAGTGTTACGAGGCGTCCCTGCTCGGGACGGAACTCCCTTACGACATTGCGGAACTCCACGCTAAGAGACAGGCGGAGAGGGACAAAATCAACGAGTTGGAGGCGTATCTGTAACTTTTCGCCCTGTAAGTGATTATATTATAATCAGATTTAAGTACCTTTGCAAAATAAATCAAAACTCAACAAAATGGAACAGGTAATGACTTGGTGGCAAATCCTAGCCGTGATTCTCGGAGCGGTCGGCGGCGGGGAGTTCATCAAATGGCTATTCAATCGAAAAACCGAAAAGAGGCTGAACAACATCGAAGTAAAACAGAAAGATTTCGACCTCGACGAGAAACGAATTACGGAACTCCACGCCTCGATTGATAAGGCGAACGAACTGAACGACAATCTCCTCGAAAGGCTGTCCCACGCAAACGCCGCTCTCGATAAGCATATCGACAGGAATCGGGAACTGTCAGACCGCCTATATAAGACGGAACAGGAGGTCAATCGAGTAAACGACGCCCTGACAGAGGAACAGCACAAGACGGCGAGCCTCGAACGACGATTGGGAGCGGCTCTGCGGGCAGCAGACCATTATCGGGAATGGCGTTGCGAGCGTTCGGACTGTAAAGACCCCCGAGGGAGGATGCCGCCAAACCCCTCCCTGAACGGCAAGGTTTATACCTCGCCACGGAACGCAGAAAGAGAAAATACTGATTCATCAAAAACTGAAAAGAAATGAAAATTTTAATCGACAACGGACACGGACGGGAGACGCTCGGGAAACGCTCTCCCGACGGGTCTCTCCGAGAGTATAAGTGGGCGAGAGAGATTGCCTCCCGCCTCGAACAGGCTCTCAAACAGAAAGGTCTCGACGCAGAGAGAATCGTCAAGGAGGAGAACGACGTCTCCCTCGGAGAACGCTCCCGACGAGTGAACTCTATTTGTCAGAGGCTCGGAACAGCGAACGTAATCCTCGTATCAATCCACTGCAACGCCGCTCCTCCGAACGACAATAAGTGGCACAACGCCCGAGGCTGGAGCGTGTGGACGTCGGTCGGAAAGACGAAAGCGGACGCCCTCGCCACGGCAATATGGGACGCAATGAACTCCCGCCTGTCGGCATACAAAGCGACATTCTCAGGCGTCGGGAATCAGAAGCCTATGCGGGCGGACTATTCGGACGGAGACCCCGATTTTGAATCGAACTTTTGGATTCTCCGAAAGACCTCCTGCCCCGCCGTCCTGACTGAGAACCTGTTTCAGGACAACGAACAGGACGTCGCCTATCTCCTCTCGGAACAGGGTAAACAGACAATCGTCGAGGCTCACGTCGAGGGAATCGTCAAATACATAAACACCAGCAAGAAATGAAACATCTACTCTATATCCTATTTTTAGCGGCACTCCTGACAGGATGTGCGACGCCTCGAAAGGCAACATCGACGGACAGTCAGCAACAGCGGGACAGCGTCCGAATCGAATGTCGGGAGAGGACGGTTCTCGTTCCTGATACAGTGCTCGTCGAGATTCCCGCTCAGACGGCGGAGAGAACGACGCCTGATAGTCTTAGCCACCTCGAAAATGATTACGCCGAGAGTACGGCGAGAATCAATCAGGACGGCTCTCTGTATCACGACCTGAAAACGAAGCCGCAGATGAAACCCGTCCCGACGAACAAAGAGATTCAGGAGCGGGACAGCGTCCGAACGGTCTATCGGGACAGAATCGTCAAACAGACTATCACGGAGACGGTCGAGGTCGAGAAGAAACTGAGTTGGTTTCAGAAAACTCAAATTGCGGGCTTTTGGACGCTCTTGGTTTTTCTAATGATAGTTTACCGCAAGAAAATATTTGGAACGCTTGTGCGGCGTATTTTGAAAAAATAACTAACTTTGTTCCGATTCCTCGGAGCGAATCAATGAAAGAGGGACAAAATCCCTCTTTTTTTACGTTTTTGATGTTATTCTGTTGCTATTCCTATAATCACTTTCCCTAACCTCCCTGTCTGTCAATATGATAAGACCACGACCTGAATTTCTGCGTGGAAAAGTCCTTCTCCGAGGCATAGAGTATCCTCGCATGGGGATAAGCTGTCTGATAGGTGGCAGCTATCTCCGCCACATTGGCTTTCAGCCCGATAATCATCGGCTTGTGAGCCATACCGAGGCGTTTCATCTCATGCGCAGCCATGCACATGATGAGGGTTTTGCCTGTACCTACGGCGTGGTCACATATCCCGCCGCCGTTCTGCAAAAGCATCCATACACAGTCCTTCTGACTTGGGTACACACTCTTGACTCCATACTTTCCGCCAAGGGCTTTCAAGTCCAAGCCGGGGAAGGTCTGGTGAGAACCGTCATACTTCGGACGCACGAAGCAGTTGAACTTCCGGTTGTACATCGTGGTCAAGCGTTCCTTAAAGGAGTCTGACTGCTCCTCCAGCCATTCAGTGAACCCGTTGCGGATTTCGTCAATCTTGGCATTGGCAAGCTGTATGCCCTCGCTGTCACGCACCTTGATGTCGTTGCCGTTCTCGTCCTCACCGATGCTCTTCATCATGTCGGGACAAGTGTTGTGCAGGGCATGTTTCAGAAGACTCATGCCGTCATAGTGGCGGTAATATCCCTTCACCATATACTCATCCGTGATGGCCATGGTCTTCATACTGCATTTTGCCGAATATTCGTCCATGCTGTCGGAATAGACGATGCTGACCTGTGTGTTGAAGAGGTGGCTCATGTAAGCGGAATACACACCTGTAGGTATCCAACGCTCACCGAAGTTGAAGTCCAGGTCCTCAAAGGCTATCGGTTCGGGAATGCTTGCCTTCAAGGCTTCCAACGACTCCCTCACGATTGCATGGTCTGGATTTTCCTTCAGCCATTCTTCTATACGCTCCGCTTTCTCTATGACATTGCCAGCAATGAAGCGGTCGGCTATCTCGTAGCCGTCTATGAGCGGATTGTAATAGATGCGCCCTTTAAGCGCTTCCGTCAGTTCCTGTTCCGGCATATCCGATAATTCTGTCATATACGGCAAGTCGATACGGCCGAACTTGTTGAGCGAGGCGGTGAGCGCTTCCTCTGGAGAATCGACATGACTGACCTCGTCAAGCGAAAAAGAGACCGGGTGGTCGAAGATGTCTGATTTTGTGAACTGTCCGTTTTCTACCCGTTCCAACGACAGCATGTCGCGCCCTGAGGCATCCATAAGGATGAACTTCACGTTCTGCTTGGCATTGAGGTTGCCGAAGCGGATGAAGAAAGCGTCATAATAGACATTCAGACTCTCACGCATCTGCTTGTTTTCAGTCTGTTCTTCCGCTTCATAGGTGTAAAGTTTCTGATAGACATCACGGAGGGCGATATACAAGACAGCCTTTTCTTTCTGCTCCATATTCAGATCCAACGGCATGAAGGTAGCACCATACTTGGTAAGGTCTTTCAATACACCGATGTTTCCGGCAGAGTCGAGCACCATAGAACCCTCACGATGAAAACTTTCCAGTTTCTCATCAAATGGACGGGGCTTCATAGCATCCTCTTTCTTCCTTGCCTGCTCTTCCCGCATTCTTTCTGGCTCTTTTTGTTGTTCTCGCTCATGATTTGTTTCTTTCAATGTGCTCTGAGTCTTGGAATCTTCTTTTGCCTCATTCCCTTTCGACTGTCCATGCCCGATTTGAACTTTGAGAACTTCTATCGGTTCCATCGGCGGCTTGAACTTCGGATCAAGCGTATCTTCAACGCCCAAAGCCTTGAGTTGTTCCTGACGGTGCAGTTCCGCCTTTTGGCGCAGCAGCACCCTGTCTTCGGGAGCCATGGTCATCATCATCTCGTAAAAGCCGTTGATTGGCGGATTCTCTTCCCAAGAGATGCTTGCGTATGGTTCATCACCAGGCAGGATTGGTTTTGTCTCCTGTGCTGTTTCCTGCTCTTTTGCATCTGTCAACGAAGGCTTTTCTTCTTTTTCCACAGGCTTTGTCACAACTTCAAAAGTCGGATTGACGCTTTTTACCAACGGACTTGCTTTCTTCCTTGACACTTTCTTGGCGGCAGCACCCACTGTTACCTCTGCTTTCTTCTTTGTAGCATGGACAGTCAGACGTTTTTCTTCTTCCATTCCCCAAAGGTCAAACAGAGTCATTTGGACTGGTGGCTGCTGATGATTGGACTTTTGGGATAGCTCAGCATCATCAGTAGGCTTTTCCTGCTTTTGCAAGGATACTACCGTATCGTTCTGCTTTTCCTCAATGGAAGGCTTTATCTTCTCTGTTTTTTCTATCTTTTCTGTTTCTTCAACCTCCTTAACTTCCTCAGCCTTTGTTTCCTCTATCCCCAAGTATCGGTTCAAATTGAAGTTCTTCTTAAAGTCTTCATGGAGCATCCTTCGCAAATCCTCTGCAATGCCTTCCACACCATCCTCATGCGTGTATATCATTGCAGGTTTGCCGAACGGGTCAGTATCCAACTTTGCTGTTGTATGGATAATGCGTTCCGGATGCTCCAGAAAGTAGTTGTTTGTCGGAATGCGGTTCTCGTCATTATAGACAGTGTCAAGCAGGTTGTCGTCTCCTCGCAGCGACTCCTTTTGGGTATTTTTCTGCAGAATGATGAGGTCACTGCCCACTTCCGTATTGGCATTTTCCGTGAACAGGTTGTTGGGAAGACGAATCGCTGACACGAGATCAGCATGATAGAGCATCATAAAACGCGCGGCACTGTTGTTTTTGGCATTCAATACGCCTTGTGAGGTGATGAAGGCAACCAGTCCGCCGTCCCTTACCGTATCAAGAGCCTTGACAAAGAAGTAGTTGTGTATGCGTCTGGTGACAAGTGCCCTCATGCCTTTCATGGCTGTATAAGACGGATCAAATACGGCAACATCGCCAAAGGGAATATTTGAGATGGCGAGGTCGAAGTAGTCATTGAAAGGCTTTTCTATCTTCTCGAATCCCTCTATGCGCACTTTCTGCTCCGGGTGCAGATGGCGGAGTATCTTTCCCGTAAGCAGGTCTTTTTCAAATGCCATAATGTCTGCCTTGGGATTGTTATCCAAGACGGAATCGACAAAGGCACCGATGCCTGCCGAGGGTTCAAGCACCTTTTCGGGGATAATCTGATGCTCTTTCAACACATCCGTCAGAGCCTCCGTAACGGCTGACGGCGTGTAGAATGCCGTGAGGACGGACTGTTTCAGACTGTCCATCAACTGTTTGTACCCGCTTTCATTCTTGCTGTTTTCACGGATAAGTCTATGCAGCTCCACTGTTGGAGAAAACAATTCAAGGTCTGACTTTGCCCAATGGACGGCATCAGCCAGTTCCCTGGCAGGGTTCAGGATGCACTTCAATCCACCGAATCCGCAATAACGCTCCAGAAGGAGACGCTCACGGGCGGTCGGCGTGCGCTGTTCCCTGTCAAGGATGAATGCCGTCTCTATCGCCTTGATGTTGTCGTTCAGACGTTGTTTTCTATTGTACGCCATTTGACTCTATGAAAAGGGCTACGGCTCCCGTCAACTCTGTATAGAGCTGGTCGTAGTCCGGTGACTGGGCAAAATCGTCATCGGTGAGATCGTAAATGGAATACACGTTGTCAACCAAAGGCAGGAGGTGCTTGACAAACGCTTCCTGGTCTTCTACTGCTACCTCCAGGGGAAATTCACGGTCAACAACATCATACAGGATGCTGTACTTGGAAAAGCGGAGACCTTTCAGCAATGCTGACATGGCAAGCTCTTGTGCCGCATCGGCAAAGAGGGCATCACGCCGTGCCTGCTCATATACTTCTGCGGCATGGTCTGCACGTTCGCGGATAAAGTCCGCATCGCTGGCTTGTGGAAAACGGTTCTCTCTGAGATGGTTCAAGAGATACAGTCCGTAATAGGACAGTTCTGTCTGTGCCTGTTTCTTTCTGTTCATTTGTCTGTTGAATGGATTAAGTGGTGAATAATAAACCGTGGATGGCGGTTGGTGTGAAAGCAAGAAAAAGGCACTCGGTATCCCTCCGAGTGCCGCCACTTAATCCACAGTAAATAAAAGCATCCTGAATAAAGACACCATTTATGAACCATGTTTCGGTGGCAAAGGTACAAACTATTTCTTGTATCTCTTCACATTTCCTCGCTTTTCTGCTGTTTTGTGCTCAGCAAAGACGAATTTCGTGTTGAAATTCTCGTCAAAGGCAATGGCTGCGGAGAACGATTTGCCTTGCTTGCTGGTGAAACCATTGAGCGTTCTGGTCTTGCCCTTGGTGAGCAAGTCGGTGATGTCGGCATCAGTGAGCAACTTTCCTGCTACCTGCTTGAACACTGGCATACCGCACTCCTTGTTGCTGCATCTTACTACCTTTCCGAAGAACTGCATGGTACCTTGCTTGCATTTAGGACACTGGCAGCCGGAATCCCTGTGGCTGAAAAGTCTGTCGCAACCTAACAATTCCGCAGTGATTTCACGGGTATAACCTTCGATACTATGGGTGAACCCGTCTGCACTTGCTTCACCTCGTTCAATCTTGGCAAGTTCCGCCTCCCATTTGCCCGTCATCTCCACATTGGCAATCGCCATGTTCTTCACCACGGAATGCAGGGCGAGTCCTTTTTCCGTCGGCACAAGTTTCTTCTGCTGGCGCACCATATACTCTCGTTTGAGCAGGGTCTCGATGATGGCGGCACGTGTAGCTGGTGTACCTATACCGCTGTCCTTCATTGCCTGGCGCATCGTATCATCTTCTATCTCTTTGCCTGCGGTCTCCATTGCTGCAAGCAATGTGGATTCCGTATGCAATGGCTTTGGTTTGGTCTTGCCCTCCGTGATGGTGCAGCCAGAAAGAGTGATATGCTGTCCTTCTTGCCAGTTGGGAATGACTTGCTCCTTGACCTCATTGTCGGTTGCGTCTGCATCCTTGTCCTGCCTGTTGTTCTTTTCCTTGAGCGACAACGCTCGCCAGCCAGTCTGTCGGATGATGGAGCCACTGATGCCAAATTCGACTTCATAATCCACTTGCGCCGATACTGATGTGATGTCCTTGATGCAGTCAGCCGAGAATGCTTCAATCATCCGGCACAATATCATGTCATAAACGATCTTCTCGTCCTTGAAAAGACCAATGGCTGCATTTTCTGTGATGAGCAGGGCATGGTGATCGGTCACCTTGGCGGCATTCACGCTGTTCTTGCTGTAGTCCTCACTGCCAGGCAAGAGTTTCACTTTTTCTCCATATTCCGAATGATTCTCCAGATTCTTGAAGAGTTTGGGAAGGGTGGCAAATACATCATCTGAGATATAGCGGCTTGATGTTCTTGGATAGGTGATGAACTTTGCCTCGTAGAGTTTCTGGGCGATGGAGAGTGTATGCTCTGCCGTGAAGCCATGCTGGGAGTTGGCTTCTTTCTGCAAGGTGGTGAGGTCGTAAAGGAGCGGTGCCTTCTCCACCTTTCGCTTGGTTGCGACCTTTGTGATGATGGCTGAACCGGTATCTTTCACCTTATTATATATATCGGTTGCGGTGCCTTTGTCTGTCCAGCGGTTGACTGATGTGAACTTCAGTATATTGCCACTGTCTGCATCAACCACACCGAAGTGTACCTGCCAGAACGGTTTCGACTCGAAACGCTTGTGTTCCCAATAGCGTTCGCACACCATGCCAAGGGTCGGAGTCTGCACACGACCTACGGAATAGGTGCCACGTCCTGCGGCTATCGTCAGGGCTTGTGTACCGTTGATGCCGACGAGCCAGTCTGCCTCGCTTCTTGCCTTGGCTGCATGATAGAGATTGTCATACTCCTTTCCGTCCTTGAGGTTCTGAAGTCCCTCACGGATGGCAGTGTCCGTAAGCGAACTGATCCAGAGACGGTCGAAAGGTTTCCTGCAACCGAGATACGCATAGAGGTATCGGAAAATCAACTCTCCCTCACGTCCGGCATCGGTTGCTACGATAATGCGCTCACTGCTGTCAAACAGCTTGACGATAATTTTAATCTGGGCAAGCACACCTGCATCTTGTTTGTAGCCGTTCTCTGTCTTGACTTGTCGGGGAACAAGAACGAACGGGTCGGGAATCACAGGCAGATTCTCTGCATGGAATCCCTTCATGCCGTAGGTTTCCGGCATGGCTGGCTGCACTAAATGTCCGAATGCCCATGTCACATAATAGCCATTGCCCTGCATATAGCCTTCCTCACGCTTGTCAGCTCCCACAATGTGGGCGATTTCCTTGGCTACGCTTGGTTTCTCTGCGATGATTGTCTTCATTGTCTGTTGTTTTTTGACATCCGCAACCGTGGGATAGACGGTCGCAGATGTCGGTTGTTATGATGGATGATTAACTCTGTGGATCAAGTGGCGGCAACTACATCTTCACGCTTCTTGCCTTTCTCTTTGGCTTCTGTTCCTCTGCGTTCTGTTCCTTCTGCTGCTTTTCGTTCTTTGGCGCAGACTGTCCCGGACTCAGCGGCTCCTTTGTGTGCTTGGTCGCCTCATGGATCTTGCCCTGCTCGTTGACGGCGACTTGTACCTTGTTCTCATTGGTCGGAATCTGTTCCTTTGCCTGTTTGAGGTCTGGATTGTTGCGGTAGGAACGTGGCTGCATCTTGTCGAAGTCGAACTTCACATAGGCGGTATAGGTACCGCTGCCGTTCTTGTTCGGCACTTCCTTGATCTCGATGGTCTTGCCTGCCACATAATCGTCCTTCTGCTGCTCGGTCAGTTCCTTCTTGAAATAGGTGTTGAGTCGGCGGATGGTCCCGTCCTCATTGAGCCAGTGGTTGGGATCTTGCTGCTTCTTCTGACCGCCCGCATCACCTTCTGCCTTCTGCTCCTGCTTGTCAGCGGTTTGCTTCTTGTCTCCATTCTGTTTCTGACCTTGCGCCTGTCTTGTGCTGCCAGGCACGAACTCTACGCCACGCTGTTCCACATTCACCTGCAACAGCGGTGTAAACTTGCGCCCGTTGGCAAGCTCAATCTCCTTGCGAAGCGGAATACCTGAGTAGAGCACTCTCTTGTCGTCCTTGGTAATAGGTGTCTTGCCGATGGTATCGGGTATGCGCACCTTGTTGGTCGGGATGTCAACAATCTCATTGGTGAGACGGTCGATACTGATGAAATGAGGACGCAGCTCACCTGTATTCTTGTCGGGGAAATCCACAACCTTTCCGAGGTTGCCGTTCTGCAACAGGTTCTTCTTGTCCTCTGGAGTGAAGGTATAGCCTTTGTAAGCGACATCGAGTTTTGGCTCGTTGCGCACGAAATGCGGCACGAGTTGCAACTGGTCGTTATCGTCCTTGCGGAATGACAGACGGGCCTGTATCTCTATCTGTTCACCGCCGAAGGTCGGCTTCACAATCACAAGCCCCGTCTTGCCGTAGTTGAGCAGGGCTTTCATATCCTTCTCATTCATACTGTTGAAGTCTATGCCATATTTGGCACCAAGTTCCTGCAGGTTCACATCGTTACCACTGATGAGGTTCTGCTTTACACCCGGAGCGGTCTGTGCCTGCTGTTCGGTTGCGGTCTGTTCTGGTTTCTGTTCCATGTCGTTCTCTTTTTCGTTGGTTTGTTCAGATGATACATTCTCTTTTTCTGTGTTAGCTTGCGTCTTGGACGCATCGTCCGATGATGCGGTTTCTTTCGCCTGACCTTCCGATTGCTTTGCCTCTTTCTCATAATTGGAGGTGTCAACCTTGTGGGCGGAAAGAATCTCCTTGTTAGCCTCCGGCTCTTTCAGCAACTCCTTCATCACGCCAAGCAGGTTTTCCACCTGGTCTGCCGCTATGCGGTAGAATCCGAATCGGCTTGGCTCCTTGCACTGGCGGAAGAAGTTTCTAAAGAAACTGTCCATCAAGTCACTGTTGCGGTCAAAACGCAGGAAGTCGGGCGTGTTCTCCGCCTTGGCGGGCGCTCGCTTCGGGGTGCCGTCTCTGCTGAGTCCGGCGACGACGCTGATCTCGCCCGTCTTCTCGTCACGGACTACCAGCACGTCCTGTTCATCACTCTTTTTCTTTTGTACCATAATTGTAAATTTTTAATGGTGAATACTGTTGTTATTTGAATTTCTGATGAATGCGAGTCAAGTAATGCTCCACATTCTCTTTCTTGAATTCTTTGACATTATTCTCTACAAACTGCATCACATCCTCTTCCGTATAGTATGTTTTCTGCCCCAAACGCTTGTAGGGAAGCACTCCCAGACTGCGATAGCGTTGAAGGGAACGAGGGGAGATTTGAAATAAGAGGCAGAGATCTTGGTTGTCGAGCAATTTTTCATTGATGGCAGAACTTCCTTTTTGCTCCGTCTCTCGTTCGTGTCTCAACATCAGCATGTCGTAGATGCCGTCTATCTTTTTGTGTAGGTCATGGAGATATAACTCCAGTTTTCTCAATGTTCCATCTTCCATGCTCAT